TCTATGTCAAGTAAAGCAGATGATGAAGAGTATAGCAGTAATATTGCTATTCAAATAGATATATGGGCTAAAAGTTCTAGTAAATGTTCTAAGCTTGCTATTGAAGTTAATTCAAAGATGGAAGATTTGGAGTTTGAAAGAACTTTAGCAATAGATTTATTTGAACAAGAAACAAATATATATCACAAAACCATGCGTTTTGAGAAAATAGAAATTTTATAAAGGAGGGCGTTAATTATGCCAAAAAAATATTTAAAAGGGTTTAGTCAATTTTCGATTTTTCCAATAACAGAAAATACATTAGAAAAATATATAGTTGGAGAAAAAACAAATATTCCATATGCAGAGAAATTGAGTAAAGACTTAGACAGTGAAGAAGAAAAAATGTATGCAGATGATGAGATTTATGATATTGATAAAACTGTCAATGGAGAAAATTTTACATTGACATTAAAAGAATTAACAAATGAATTAAGAGCAATGTTAGAAGGTGGGAAATATGATGAAACAACAAAAGAATATGATTTTGCGACAACAGATAATGCACCAGAATTTGCATGTACATATAAAGGGCTTTTATCAGATGGAACATATCGTATGTTTAGACAATACAGAGCAAAAGTATCAAAAATAAAAGTTGATTTAGAAACTTTAGGAAATGGTAATAAAGGTTCTGTTGAAATAGAAGGAACATTTATGGCTAGAGCATGTGACAATAAATTGTTTAGTATTAAAGATACAACAACAAATACTGATTTAACATGGTTAGACACAATACCAACAGTTGCACCAACAGGAGAGTAGAAATACTCTCCTAAAATTTATAATTAGGAGGAATAAGAAAATGACAAAAAGTAACGAAACAAAGAGTTTACCAAAAACAATAAGAATACATGGTGTAGAGGTTAAAAAGATGCCTTGTGGCAAGTATTTTGAATCCCTACAAACTTTAAAGGATTTGCCAGAAGACTTCATGAAAGAGATTTCTGAGAATGGAGAAGAGTTTAAATTATCGGAAATGTTTACAGTAGAAAATATAATGAATTTAATAACAAAATTAATGATTATAGCACCCAAATTTTTATTTAGCTTTTTAAGTCAAATATTAGATATTGATGAAGAAGTTTTAAAGGAAGAATTGAGTCCTACTGAATTATTGGAAATATGCAAGAAGTTTTGGGAAGTGAATAAATTAGAAGATTTTTTTATTCAAGTGAAGCCAATGCTGAAAGGAATTACAACTCTAATTGGCTTCAAAGAACAATTGCCATCTGCATTAAAATTGGAATAAGTAAAAAGGAATTTTTAAATGATTATTACCCAGATGAAATTTCAATTATTATGGAAGAATATGCTGAACTAAATAAGGTTGAAAATGTAGATGAAGAAGAAGTTGGTGCAGAAGAGTTTTAAAAATTAAAAAGATACTTTATATAAAACAAAGTATCTTATTTCTTTATTAAATTATCTTCTGTTTCTCTCAATTCATCTATTGCATGACGAGTTGCAGCAACCACGAATGCACTAAATGTCGTTTGTTTACCTTTGATGAGATTTTCTACATCTTCAATCAGATCGTTAGGAAATCTAATTGAACGATGTGATGTAGGTGGAATGACAGGTATTTTAAATTTGTTCATATTAATCCCTCCGTTAATATAATTATAAGCAATTTCTCGAATTACAAATATGCTACATTTGTGTTACTTGTGTAGCACATACAAATATCGATTTTTTATATATTATAGATAAAAAAGAATAAAAAGGTTGTCGAAACTTGTTTTAAGGGGGATAAAGTGTATGAGTAAAAATAGTAGGTGTGTTTGGAAAAATTGGAAGTTTTGGGCAGGAATAATAATTGCAATATTAATTATTGTTTTTATTATGAACTATAATGGTTTATCTGAATATGAAACAATGGAAAAATTTTTAGACTTAGTCTCTCAATCGGAATTTGATAAGGCGAAAAAATATATTACTTCAAATTTTGAATGGGATTTAGCCTCAGTAAAAAAGAAAAATTTTGAAAGGAAAGAAAGTTTTTTATATAAATATGGTAATTATTGTCTAGAGAATAATTATGATATAGCTTATATAGATAACAACTCAAAAGAAATGAAATTTGCATCTATATATAAATTTAAAATAAAACAAACTATATTTGGATATAAAATAGATGATTATCAATATGAAACTGTAGAATATTAAAATATATATTATTTAAGACACTTGCAGAACTGTAGGTGTTTTTATTATGCAAAAAAGGAAGTGATATAATGTCAAGTGAAACACAAATAGGAAAGTTAGTTATAGATTTGCAAGCAAAAACAGAAGCACTAGAAAAAGGATTAGAGACAGCTAGGAAGAAGTTGCAAGAAATAGAACAAAACAATAAACAAGTAGAAAGTAGCAATAAAAGTCTAGATGCAAGTTATCTGGCTATGTCAGCTACTGCTGTATTGGCATTAAGAAAAATAGTAGGAGCTATAAAAGATTGTGTAAATGAATATAACTCATATACTCAAGCAATGAGTTCATTACAAAATGTGTCAGAATACACTGGTGAAAGTATGACTGATTTATCAAAGATTATGAACAAATTTGGTGCATATATGACTAAATCAGATTTAGCGACTACAATTAAGAATTTTAGCTTAATGGGAATGTCAGCACAAGAAACTGAAAAAATGATAGAAGCATTAACAAATAGTGCTATACGTAATAGAAATGCCAATTACACAGTTTCGGAAGCAGTGAGAGTAGCTTCTGAGGGATATAGACAAGGTTTATCAACATTAAGTGATAGTGCAGGTGTTACAGAAAATTTAAGTGTAATGCTAGATAACTATGCAAGATCAATAGGTAAAACAGCAAATGGATTAACAGAAGCAGAAAAAAACCAAGCATATTTAAATAGAACGATGTATGCAGCAGAACCTTTTGCAAGTGCTATGAGTGATTATTTAGAAACATTGGCAGGTAAGCAAGGGCAATATTCTCAATCTTTGAGGGAAACTCAAGTTGCATATGCAGAAGCATTAGAACCTATGATGAAAAATATTCTAGAAAGTGGGACAGGAATATTAAATTTTATAAATTCATTAATAAAACAAAATCCAACGCTTACAGCTGGAATGACGACGTTTGGAATTACTTTAGCGACAACTACATTGGCTGTTACTGCATTAAAAAAAGCAAAAGATGCATATAGCGAGTCAGCCTTGAAAGCAATGTTTGCAACAGAAAGTTTTACAGTAGCTTTAAAAGCAAATCCTATTTTTTTTATTGTTGGAACAATTACAACTGTAATTACTGCTATAAGTATGTTATGTAATGCAATACGAGAAAATGAAGAGGCACAAGCAAAATTAAATGAAACTACTAAAAGATATGAAGAAATAAAAAATGGAGCATATACAGATAGTAATCTAACTTGGTTAGAAGATGAAAATACAAAAATTCAAGGACAAATTTCTTTATTAGAGCAAAAGATTCAAAAAGAACAAGAAATGCAAAGATTATCAGAAGAAATGAAACAATATTCTGCCTTTGGAGAAAATTCAGATTATGAAAAATGGAAAGAGTTGGATAAACAATGGAAACAAGCAGAAAAAGATGCAAGGAACTTAGAAAAACAGTTTAAGCAGAACCAAAAGATTAATGGAGATTATGGAAATTCAATAGATGATTTAAATGATAGATTAAATGAAAATAAAGAAAGTATAAAAAAGGGAAATGTTATTAAGAATATATCAAAAGCTTTTGATATAGATACAATAAAAAATCAACAAAAAGAAGCAGCACAGTTAAAAGTAAATGCGAATGAACTACAAGAATATCTAAATATAATAAAAACAGCCAAAAAAGACTCAACAGATTATCAAAAAGCAGTTGAAACAGTTGCAAAAGCATATCCAGAGGCAAGTAGTGCTGGAGGAATATTAACAGATGTATTAGAAGGAATAATAGATGCACAACAATTACAGGCAGATGAAGCTTGGGGTGCTTCTCAAACTTCTATACAAGGACATATAGAGAATATACAAGCAGCACTAAATGATGAAAATATACAAAGACAAGTTGCAACTAATATGGGAATAGCATACGATGAAAACTTTAAACCAAAGTTAGAAGCAATATTACGATTGTTGCAAATGATAGGTGGATATACCCCAACAGAGGTTCCTAATATAACACCAACATCTGTATCTACTCCTAAAAGAAGTTCAGGAAGTGGATCATCTTCAAAGTCGTATTCAAACAAAGCACTAGATAATTACAAAAAGCAAATAGAACATAAAAAAGCATTAGACCAAATAAGTTTGCAAGATGAAATAAACATGTATCAACTAGCACTAAAAAAATATGCAAAAACACAGGATGAAAAATGGGAACTAACAGAGAAAATATATTCATTGCAAAAAGAACTAAAAGAAAAGAATTTAGATGATTATACAGCAATGATAGAACATAGAAAATCATTAGATCAGATAAGTTTACAAGACGAAATTAATATGTATCAATATGCTTATAATGTCTTAGCAAAAACAACAGAACAAAAACAAGAATTAGAAGAAAAGTTGCATGAACTAAGAAAAGAACTAGCACAAAAAAATAAAGAATTATTAGATCAGCAAACAACTGACTATGAAAGATATATACAAGATCAAAAAAACTTGAGAGGTGCTGAATATGATACTAAAGAACAAGAAAGAGACTTAAATAAAATAATACAATTACATCAAAGCTATCTAAATCAAATAATGAAAGATGAAAGATTATCTCTAGATGAAAGAAAACAGTTATATCAAGAAGAATTAGACACTATAAGAAATTATGAACAACAAAAAAGAGATTTAAGAGTACAAAGTGTTGATGATACAGTATCACAATTAACGAATGCTATAACAAAGCAACTTGAAGAAATGCAAGAAGCGGATAAAAAGGCTATTGAAGAAAATATAAAATTAGTTGAAGAATGGAAAGAAAAAAGGATTAATGCAATTAATGAAGAATATGATGCAAGAATTGAATCTATACAAAAAGAACTTGATTTATTAGACAAAGCAGAAGAAGATAAAACGAGAGCTGAACAAGATGCAGAATATGAAAGAAAAAGAAATAGATTAGAACAATTAATTGCATATGAACATGATGCAACAACAAAAGCAAACTATCAGAAAGAATTAGACAAGCTTATAGCGGATTATCAAAAGACACTTGATAAAAGAGCATTGCAAGACAAAAAAGATGCTTTAAAAGAACAACAAGACTTATTAAAAGAAGAACAAGACAATAAATTACAAGCAATAGAAGATGAGGCTGATAAACAAAAAGAGCAATATGACAAACAACTAGAAGAATTAGAAAAATATTATGATAAACAGAAAGACTTAGCACAAGAGACAGCAGAAAAAATGTTATTAAATGTTGAACAAAACCAAAATAAGATAATAGAATTATTAAATACTTATGGAAATGCTTATGAAATAACAGGGCAAACTCTAGGAGAAAAATTAGCACAAGGAATTAATAATGGTATTGCGGATAAAATCCAAAATATTATTCAAAGAATACAAGATACGATAGATGCTGGAATTGAAAATAAAATAAAAGAATGGACATCAGGAATGTATAAATATGAAGCAGGTAGCAATAAGCCTCAAACAAAGACAATTAATATAACACAACAAAATTATATAGAGCAAAATCCAGAAATGCCAAGTGAAACATATAGAAAATTAAATAATGTTTCTGAAAGATTAGCAGCAGAATTTGCAGGAATGTAGGTGATAAAATGCAAAAATTAGAAGTTATTAATTTAGCTTTAAACGAAAGCGTAATATTTGATAGTGTGGGAAATCCAGAAGAAGATATATTATTAAGTCATATAGAAGGATTAGGACATCCACGGAGCAACAAGTCAAAAGTCACAACGGAGTAAATCAAGATGGTTGCAATAGTGAAGATAGTTTATTAGACCCACGTGTGATAAAATTACAAGTAACAATTAGAGCTAAAAACAGAATTAAATTATATGAATTAAGACGTAAAATAATAAGAGTAATAAATCCTAAAACACTTAATCCAAAAACAGGTAAAAGAGGAGAATTGCTTATTTATTATACAAATGATTATAAGAAATATAGGATATATGGAAAAGTAGAAGATGGTACAGAGTTCAATGATAGAAAAAATAATCATGACAAATCAACTATATCTTTTTACTGTCAAAATCCATATTGGCTAGATAAAGAAGGAAAGGATATAGATATAAAGTCTGTAAATGGTGGATTATCTTTTCCACTGTTGCTTCCTAATAGCTTTTCTTTGATTTCATTCTATAAAGAAATTGATAATATAGGAGATGTAGAAGTACCAGTTCAAATAGAATATATAGGTCCTGCTTTAAACCCACGTATTACAAATGAAACAACAGGAGAATATATACAAGTTAATATGGAAATAGATGAAAAAGAAAAATTAGTAATTGATACAAAAGAAGGAAAAGAGACAGTAAATCTAATAACACCACATGAGGTTAAAGATGTTTATAATAACATAGATTTAAACTCAACGTTTTTCAAATTAATAGTAGGAAAGAACTTAATCAAGTATAGTTCAGATATAGAAGGTGCAAAAGACAAAGTAACTATAAATGACTATACAAATAAGTATGTAGGTATTTAATATGAATTGTATAGAAATAATAAATACTAACTTTGAACTTTTACGGCATTATTACTAATTATGAAAGCTTAATATGTACATGGAACTATTATGAATGTGGTACATTTGAATTGACTATTATGAAAAATAAAGCCAATACAAACAAATTAAAAAAAGACAATATGTTGTTAGTTAACAAAAAAGATAACAAAATACTTTTGATAGATAAAGTAGTTACTGTAACTGAAAATAATTCAAAAAAGATGAAAGTAACAGGAACTTGTATAAAAGGAATAACCAAAAGAAGAATTATAGCAACAAATGGCTATGATAGAATAGCACAAGATTATGCAGAAAACATACAAAAACATTATATTAAAAATCATATGGTGGAAAGTTACTATGACGATATAAGAACTCCAGAAAGAGATATTCCATGGATAAAAATGGCAGTTAGTCAAAATAGAGGAATAAAAACAGTATGGCAAGCAAGACTTACAAATTTACATGATGAATTAAAACATATTTCAGAAGATACAGGATTAGGATGGTATGGTTATTTAGATAGAAATAAGAAATGTATATATTTTGATAGTTTAAAAGGAACAGATAGGACAATAAATCAAGTAGAAAATCCGAACACACATGAAATGCTGTCTAAATTTACACATGAAGAATTACAGCAATATACACATATGCAATTGCAAGGAAATAAAAAACATCCATATATAATTTTTTCAGAAAAAAAGAAAAATCTATTAGAAGGAAAAGTAACAGATGATAATAGCAATTATAAAAATGTAGGATATGTCGCAGGAAAAGGAGAAAATGAAGAGAGACTTATAACTGTTTTAGGAACTGCAACAGGATTTTATAGAAGGGAGGTTTTAATTGATTTAAACAATATAGAAGATCCAGATGAGTTGAGTTTAGAAGGACAAAAGAAACTTGACACATATAAAATAATACAATCAGTAGAAGGAAAAGTATATCAAATACCTAATATGCAATATGAAAAAGACTTCTTTTTAGGTGATTTAGTAACTTTAGAGAGTGACGGAATATATGAGGACAAAAGGATAATTCAAGCAAAGGAAATATATGAAAGAAATAATAAAACCGTAGAATTAGGCTTTGGAGACAAAGTACCAACTTTACGGTGAAGAAATAAAAAGAGTAATTACAAGACCTATAGCTTAGGTCTTATTTTTATGGAAAGGAATTAAAATGTCAAATATAGTAACATTAAAAAGTTTTCCATTTGATTCAATGGAAGTTTTAAATGAAGAAAGTGGACGAATGGAACAAGATCGTTTATATGAAGCAGAAATATTTAGAAAATATTTTGCAAAATTCTTATCAAATGGAGTTTATTTCGGACATTATAAAAATTATGGCGATAATAGTATGAAAGTAACAGCAGATGGAGGACTAAATATTAAAATAGCAAAAGGAGCAGGAATTATTGAAGGAGCTGATTATGAAAATGAGGAAGAAAGAATATTAACCTTAGAGAGACCAACAAGTGGTAATAGAATTGATAGAGTGGTTGTTAAATTAGACAAAACACTTGCTACAAGAGAAACACAATTATATGTAAAACAAGGAAGTGGAACAACTCCAGCAAATTTACAAAGAGATGAAAACATATATGAAATATGTTTAGCAGAAGTAACAGTGAAAAGTACAACCAATATTGCAGAAACGGATATTATTGATAAAAGATTAAATACAGATTTATGTGGGGTAGTGACATCTTTAATTAGTATAGATGGAGAAGAATTATATCAAAATTTTCAAGATTATATAGAAAGTATAAAAAGCAATTTGATGTTAAAAAACCAAAATAATGTATGTACTGGAAAAATAACAGCAAATGGAGGATTTGAAGGAAATTTAAATGGAAATGCAAAAACAGCTGAAACAGCATCTAGCTGTAGTGGTAATGCTGTTACTGCTACAACATCTAATAGTTGTACACGGAAATAGTGCTACAGCAACTAAATTACAAACAGCTAGAAACATAAAATTGCAAGGAGCAGTAAGTGGAAATACTAATTTTGATGGAAGCGGAAATGTAACAATTACTACTACACAATCAAATATAGCAACTCTAACTGGAACAGCAAATGGAAATAATTTAGAGATAAATTATCCATCAGGATTTTCTAAAGATAATTGTATATGCATTTCTGTAATGTTACAAAATCCTAATAATGCAAATGGAACTTGGGCATTAGCTAATGGAGGAGTATTTACAAGTTCTTCTTATGTTACAGGAGCTATGCCATGTAAAGTTTTATTATCAACAAAAATAAATATACAAATCAGAACTGTTCATATTTCTGATGGAAGTAGTGAATCTGTACTTGCTGATTCTACTACTGGTAACTTTAGATTCAAAATAATTCTAATGAAAATATCATAGGAGGTGTATATAATGGCAAATTATACAAAGCATTACAATGCAAAAAAACCTAATAAAATAGAAAATTATGATGTAGATGTAGCGAACTTTAATAATGACTTATGGGATGAAAAAATATTTGAAAAACAAGATAAAATAGTAGGAAAAAGTTTATCTACAAATGATTTTACAAATGCTTATAAATCTAAATTAGATACCTTAAAAAATTATGATGACACAAAAATTAAATCAGACATAACAAATATAAAACAAAAAGACACAGAACAAGACGACAAACTATCAACACTACAAACTGAAAATATAAAGCTAAAAGAAGAAAATGAAAGATTAAGAGAAGATTTGAAAGGTTTACCTAATGGGACAGTTTCAGGAGAAAATATAGACTTAAAAGATAGTAGCGAGATGAGAGTGTTGAATTTTGAGATTGGTGGAAATAGTAGGCAAGAAGGTGAACCTACACCTGAGGTACCTGTTGAAGTACAGTGCTGTGGGGATAGTGGTAATATTAATGTTGAGATGTGTAATAAGAATTTATTGAATACTGAAATCATACCTGTTGCCTCAGCAGGAATAAAGACAGTTGAATTTAGTAAAGATGTATTAACTGTTACTTCTTTGGCTAAATCTGGTTATCATTATTTACTATTAAATATAGGTAGTGTGAAAAAATATGATGGTAAAAATTTAACAATTTCCGCAAAATCTATTATAGAAACAAAAGAAGGATATTCAAGAGTATGTTTATGTCGATACAAATCAATATCACCAACAACTGGAACTAAAAATAATGTCTATATAACAAAAAATAAATTAGACAATTCCTTAAATATTAATTCAACTCAAGAGTCAGAATATGACGAAATTGGAGTTTTAATATATGCAAATGCTAATATAGGTACAGAAAGTAATACTGTTAAAATAGAAGGATTGCAAGTGGAAGAAGCCATAGCAAGCAGTTATACACAACATCAATCTCAAACATACACAATACCAACCCAACAACCGATGAGAGCAATAGGAGAATATAAAGATATATTTATAAAGAAAGATGGGAAATGGTATGAGAGACATTTTGTAAAGAGATTGATATTAGAAGGGACAGAAGCAAAATGGGCTTTACATACAACAGGAACGAGAAGATATGGATTAGATTTAAGTGCTGATTTACCTTTAAAAATAATAAATAAATATGGTATAGGATATTCCAGCCATTTTGAGATTAAAAATATAATAAGTTCTGATTTAATAATGTTTTTACAAGTAGAACTAAATCATTTTTATGTAGGAATAACAGATATTAATACTAAATGGAATAGTACAAATGATTTGAAAGGATGGCTATCAGAACAAAATAATGCAGGAGCACCAGTATATGTAGATTATGTATTAGAAACACCAATTGACATCAAATGTACAGCGGAACAAACTGAAATATTAGAAAAAATAGAAAATGAAGCAAAAACATATAAAAATGTAACACATATTTATAGCACAGATGAAATAAATCCAAATATGAAAGTTACATATTTTAAAGATATAGAGACAATTATAGGAGGTTAGAAGATGGAAGAATTGATGAATTTACATTTTACAAATATATGGTGGATGATAGGAGTTCCGCTAATATTAATGATATTAGATATAATAACAGGATATTATAATGCGTGGGAAAATAAAAAGGTATCAAGTTCAAAGATGAGAGATGGACTAGGGAAAAAATGTGCAGAGTTAGCATACATAATTGTTGGATTTATATTTAAGTTTGCATTTGGCACAAGTTCAATAATGTATTTTATAATAATTTATGTATGTTATATGGAATTAGTATCTTTAGCAGAGAATTGTACAAAATTAGGATTTCCATTGTCAGACAAAATAAAAGAAAAGTTAAATAATAAAAAGGAGGAATAACAATGGAAGATGAAAACTATGGATTTAACAGTGAAGTAGAAGGAGTTGAGGAATAATGGAAATAAATACAAAATTAACTCAAATAAATAGAACAATAATGACAAATAAACAAAACAAATATATAGTTATACACTATGTAGGAGCAGTAAGTACAGCTAAAGCAAATGCAGACTATTTTTATTCAGTAAATAGACAAGCCTCTGCACATTATTTTGTAGATGAAAAAGAAATATGGCAAGTAGTAAAAGAAGGAGATAGAGCATGGCATTGTGGAACAACTGGGAAATATTATAATGAATGTAGGAACTCAAACTCAATAGGAATAGAAATGTGTTGTTTTAATAATAATGGAGTATTAGACATAACAGAAAAAGTAATAAGTAAAACAATAGAACTAACAAAAGAACTAATGGCAAAATATAATATACCAGTTGAGAATGTTATAAGACATTATGATGTAACACATAAGATATGCCCAGCACCATTTGTAAATAATGAAGCTAGATGGAATGATTTTAAATCAAGATTAGTACCAAAGTCAGATCTACAGTATAAAGTACATATACAAGATAAAGGATGGACGGATTGGAAAAATACAGGAGATATAGCAGGAACAACAGGAGAAAATAAAAGGATAGAAGCTATAATCTTACAAGGAAATAATGGTTTAGATTTAAGTTATAGAGTGCATATGCAAGACAAAGGTTGGTCTGATTGGATAGGAAATGGGCAAGTTGCAGGAACAACAGGAGAAGGAAGAAGAATAGAAGCAATCGAAATAAAATCAAATAAAAGATTAGAAGGTCAGGAACATATACAAGATGTTGGCTGGATGCCTAAATCTTCAGGAACAGAAATACATTTAGGAACAAAAGGAAAATGTTTAAAGATTGAGGCTTTTAAAATTAATGTAGTATAAAAAAATACACTAGCAATACGAAGACTACTAATGTATTTTTTGTAATAAATAAAATATAAATTTATTACAATATTATTATATACAAATAATATAGAAATTATAAGAGGTAAATTTTAGTAATTTTGTTAGTTTACCTCTAATCTAATAAAGATTAATATATTGTATATTAATCAAAGGAGGTAGATTAATATGTATCAAGAATGGTTAAAAAAATATGAAGAGATAAAAAACAATAGTAAAGGAAATAATAAATAAGAATAGTCTTATTAAATTTATTAATATCTTTTTCTTATTGTGAACACCACATATTATAAACAGAAATAATATTTATATAATATTAATATAAAAAAGTAAGATTTATTCTTTTGTATAAAAATAAAAAAAATGCAAATATTAGAAATATGAAAGATTATTATAAAAAAAGTCAAAAAGAATTTATTAAATATATAAAAGAAAATCCTTATTGTACGAGGGAAGATTGGGACAATTATGCACATGAAAACTGTTTATTTAGTTCTTTTACTTTATCATGTCATGAAATCACAAACAGTACACTAAAAACATTACAAAGACAAAGTATTAATGAGTTTGAATTTTTAAAAGAAAAATATATAATAATACCGAAAACAAAAATAAAGACTTTGATTAATAAAGTTAAAAAAGTTTTAAATTTAAAAGAGAAAGAACAAGAAATTAATGTCAAGAAATGAAATGAAAAAAATAAGAAATTTAAGAAATAAATTGCATAAATCAATAAAGAAAAGTGGATTAAATTCAGAAGAAACAAGAAAAATTAGTGATGAAATAGATGTGTTAATAAATGAATATTATAATAGTATAGAACAAATAAAATATCCAGAGTATAGTGAAATGCTAATATATTATAATAACTCATATAAAGCATTGAAGAAAGTAACAAATGAAATGAAAAAATTTCCGTTAGTACAAGAATGGAATAAGTATGCTAAAGAAAATAATTATTTATCACATTTGTCATTAGAATATATTTCAAAATTAGATTGGAATTACTTGCAAGTAAAAGTAGAAAGGGAATTAAATTTAAAAATATAAAAAAATTAAAAAAATTTTTTCTTAGAGCCTCAGTTATTGAGGCGATTTTTATGCGAAATTTTGTCGAAAATGACAGTGCATTCCTTGACATTATCTCAATTTCAGATAAAATAGAAAAAGAAGATAAAAAATTTGACGGTTGATTATCTTCTTTTATACACAAAACATACTCAAAGGTATGCTTAATATTAGTATAACCTCTTGAGTATAAATTGTCAATGATTTTATATGAAAGAAGGTTTTTATTATGGAAAAAGAAAATGAAATTAAAAATGTATTGAAAGTAAAAAGAAAAGTATTTACAAAAGAAGAAAGTAATATTATAATTAAGAAAAATTATAACCCCTTTACAGTAAATAAAAATTTACGAAAGAAGGGATTGTGTATGAAAAGAATAGAAAATGTAGTATTAAATGAAATAAAAAATGAACTAAATTGGAAAGAAAAAATAATTGTAAGAATAGTTAATAAAACATTTAATAAAGTAGCAGATCTAATAAGAATAAATACAGTAAATAATTTAATAAAATAATGCAATAAATAATGCAATAGGAAAAGTTTTATAAATATATACAATATTTATAAAAAGTTAACTTTATTGAGAATACTAATTATTCGGTTGTAAAGAGGATTTTAGAGTTTACAACAATTATATAAAAATGGTTGTAAGCTCCATATAAATAAACCTCTGAAATTATTGGAATATCAATAATTAGTAGAGGTTTGTTTTACAAAAATAATGCAATAATAATGCAGTAGAGGGGTTATTTAATTTTTTTTAGTTCTTGAGATATAAAATCAAAAGATATATCTGTATAAACATTGTTTGTTATTTTACTTCCATCAATATGACCAACTAATTTTTGAATTACAGATAAATTTAATCCATTCTCCTGACATCTTGTAACAAAAGTGTGTCTCAATCTATGAGTAGATAAAGTCTCATCGTTATTTTCCAATATTTGATATTTGGAATTTAATCTAAATAAATATGAATTAACTTCTCCATCTGTTATAAAAAAATTTTTATTATAATCCCAAAATAATAAAGAATTTAGATTTGTGATTTTAGAAGAATATAATCTTTTTATAATTTTTTCAACATCTGAGTTCATTGGAAATGTTCGTTTACCTTTATCAATTCCAGTTTTCTTATCATAAGTTTTTGTGTGATTTCCTAAAATAACTTTATCATTTTTATCTCTAGTAATTGTTCTATATACAGTAAGACTGTTGTCCTTTAGATTTATACAATCTTTTGATAAAGCTAAAATTTCACCTATTCTCATTCCAGTATATAATTGTAATAAAAGAATATCATTATATTTATGTTGTGTTGAAGATAAAACTTTTATAAGTTTTTTTTCTTCTTCTGTAGATAAAGATTTTATAATTTTAGTAGCTTTTATAGATATAGGCTTTTTTAAATTTTCATCTTCCATAATGTTATATAAGATTTTTCTACGAGAATAAGCTATTTTAAATCCTTTTTCCAATAAAAACCATATTTTCTCAATAGTACTATTAGCATATTTTCTTATTTCTTCTTTTGAATCTTCTATATTTTCTATAGTTACTTTTTGAATAGGATTATTAATCCAACTTTTACAAGTTCTCTTTATTTGATTTAAGGTATTTACGTCTCTTAAGTAACTTCTATCTGATGTTATTCCATCTTTGTTTTTTTGTTCAATATATCTTTCTAGAATTGTAAGTAAATTGTCTTTATTTGTTTCAATATAACTTCCACTATCTAGCTTACTTTTTAAAATTGTTACTCTTTTTTTAAACTCTCTATTCTGCTCATTTTTTCGTTGTTTCATCGTTTTTCTTTTTCCATTATATACATATTGAAATATCCAACATTTTTGAACTTCACTATAATATAAAGAACCCTCTCCATTTCCTACTGATTTTGTTTTTTTGTTTTTTCTTTCCATAATAAAAATACCTCCATTTTCTTTAATAAATTTTAAATTTACTATTGAAAATGAAAGTATTAAAATGTTATAATACTAGTAATCACTTTCAATAGTGGTTTTGTGTGAGAATTATGTACTGTGTCGCAAACTATAGAACATAATTCTCTTTTAATATTTTAAAATTCTCTTTTAAGTTGTTTTACTATTCCTACAATTATAACAGGAATAGATTTCATTTCTTCTTTTGTAAATATAAGTGGTTCATAATTAGGGTTCAATGGTTGTAGTAATACACTATTATCACTTTTCTTTCCTTTTTTAATAGTAGCTTCATCACCATTTATAAGAGCAACTACTATATCACCATTTTCAAAATCATCTTGTTTTTTTACTATTACAATATCATCTTCTATTAAAACAGGAGACATACTATCGCCATGTATTTTTAAAGCAAAAAGTTCTCCACTTTCTTTCAGTTTTTCATCTATATCAATAGTTCCTATCCAGTTTTCTTGGGCTAGATAGTTGTAACCAGCTTTAACTGTACCTAATATGGGAATAGATATTACAGGATTTCCTAATTTATCTAATTTGATATTTCTTTCCATTGGAATATCGCACCCCATTAACCAAGCCTCATTAACATTTAAAACTTTTGCTAGCAAATATACTCCATCTTGTTTTGCTTTATATCTTCCTGACATATAAGAGCTTATTTTTGATTTGTCTATCCCTGTTTTTTCTGATAATTCTATAGGCTTTATATCTCTTATTCTAATAGCAGTATTTAATCTATTAGCAAAAGTATCAACTAAACCATTCATATATATTCCTCCATTACCAATATTATATAATGAAAGTTTAGAAAAATCAAGAGAAAATTCAATGTAAGTAAAAAAAGTTTAGAAAAAATAAATTTTTTTTAAAAAAAGTATTGCATAAAAAAAAATAATATGGTAATATAATTGTGGTTTAGAAAACTAAACGAAAGGAGATGAAGAAAATGCAGTTTGAACATAGTAAATTAAAGGGCAGAATAAGAGAAAAAGGATTTACTCAAGAAGATATTGCAAGACAGATAAATATAGCTCCATCAACATTTAGTACTAAAATAAATGGAATAGTATTCTTTAATCAAGATGAAATAGAACAGATGGCTGACTTTTTGCAAGTGCCAAATGAGAAATATAAAGAATATTTTTTTACACAAAGTGTTTAGAAAAACTAAACGAAGTTGGCAAACATATGATGAAAGAAGGTGAGAAAAATGTTACCAAAAGAAGAAAGAGAATTAATTATAGTAGCAGGAAGATATACATATTGTAAGATGAAAGAATTAGAGTTGCCTCTTACTATTGAATCTTATAAAAAATATTTAGAAGAAAAACTAAAAGAAAAGAGACTAAAGAAGAAAATTGGGTATAGGGAATATAACAAAATGAAAGAATTAGGACTTAATTATGAAGAATATAAACAATATAAGAAACAACAGACATTAAAGAAATATGAAAAGAAAAGAGAAAAAGATAAAATAAGATTTAGAACAATTAGGTATATTGAAAGGTATTGTGATTTAGAAATGAAATGCCAAATATGTAATACATCAGAAAGAATACAAATACATCACCCAAATTATAACGATTATTTAAAAATTAATTTATTATGTGTTAAACATCATAATAAATTACATAATTTTGAATTAGTGCCACCAACAGTAATTGATTTAGAAGAAATATCAATAAGAAAACCAGCTAAAAAAGAAAAACAAGATTATATAACAAAAAATATAAATGATATAAAACAAGATATATTAGAAAATGGATTTACATATAAAGAATTAGTTAGCAAATACCAAATATCAAATGGAACAATTAGAAGATATTTAGAAAAAGAAAAAAATTGGGATATTTTAGAAAATAAGTTAAAAGAATCAACTGAAAAGAAAAGAAAATTTTGTAATTTAAAACATCAAGATAATATACTTCAGAGATATAGGATAGAAAATAATTTGACAACTAAAGAATTTTCAGATATCGCTCAAATACCAATACCAACAATAAGAGCGATAGAATGTGGGAAAACAGATATAAAAAAAGTAAAAGCACACACAAAGCAAAAATTAAAAAATATATTAAATAGCGACACAGTACAAATAAAAGAAGGGAGGTAATGAAATGGAAGAAATATTACAAGAAATTAATTCAAAATTAGAAATACTAGTAAATGAAAAAGATGAATTTGAATTAGTAACTGCTGAACAATTATCAGAAGAAACAGGTATACCAATAAATAATGTAAGAAATCTTTTTAATAATAAAGATTTAGCAGTTCAAACATATACCAAACCAAGATTAGTGACAAGAAAAGCTTGGAATGAATTTATAAGTAAAAGGAGGTGAAAACGAATGGAAAGAAACTGGAAAAATTTTAAACTTGATCCAAACAAAGTATACAAAAGAATAGGACAAGCAGTAGTATATGGAAGTTTGTATATAGGAAGTATAGTGTTTTGCTATTGGGGATTTTTGCAACGGAATGACTTATTAGAGAAAGGAGGAAATAAAATGTTAATTTTAGGATTAATGACAGGATTAGTTTTAGGAGCATTACTAATGAATTTAGTAGTAGAAGAAGAACAAAGAGTAAATAAATTATTAAAGAAAACAATTAATAATTTAGAAGACGATTTAGATTATGCAAATTTAAGAGTTAAAAATAGAGATGAATTTATTAATGATTTACAAGAAAAAAATGTAATATTATTAGAAAATTCATCAGAATTAAGAAGTAAAATAGAAGATTTAGAAAACAATATTGAATTTTTAGTAAATCAATTACCAAAACAAAAAAGAGAACTAGTCAGACCGCAAAATCAAAACTAGTTCAAACCATACAATTAAATATATGAATATCTACTGTTATTTTAACATATATGCAGTAGAAATTCAAGAGGGAGAGAAAATGAAATGCTATAGAAACATAACTACAGATGAAGTAGTTTATAAAGAAGAAGCAGAAGAATATGTACTTAATAGATTAGGTATAACAGTAATACCAAAGGGACAAAATGGCGAAATGACAGTAGAACAAATAGAAAATATAGAAAGTACAATAGAATGGTTCTTCAGTGGAAATTGGATAGAAGAAGAAATAAAAGGAGTAGAAGAACCAAGTGTATTTGAATTAATTAATGAGGAGTGTGAATTAGAAGATGTTTAATGAACAAAAAGAAGAATACTCATCAAAACAAGGAAAAAATATTCCAGTCTGGCAAAGTGATAAATACAAATCAGCAAGAAAAAAAGCAATAGAGCTTATAGATAAACAAGAATATGGATTAACAGAAGCAGATTTTTGGATTTTAATGAATGAAACTAAAACAGTGAAAATGCAATATACAGGATTAATAATAAGCCATACAGGTTGTTTAAAGATAAATGATAAGTTAGAAGATAGTAAAAAATTTAATCCCAAAAGTGTGATTATAGATAAAGAGGGATATGAAAATACATTAGTGTATTCATACATAAATGAAGAACAAGGATTATATGAAGTTGGAGAGGTAAGTAAAACAAACTGTAAAAACTCATATCCATATGCAATGGCTTTAAAGAGATGTTTTGATAGAGTTGTACTAAAAAATTCAAAACTAGCTTATGAAAGTATTTATAGTGATAGTGAGGGTGCAGATATAAATAAAGAAGAAACAGAAAAAGAAATTGCAGAAAATAAGATAGATAACTTAAAAGTGGAAGCATTAAAAAAATCTATAGAAAAACACAAAATAGGTGATGATGTAGTTGCATTAATTTTAGCAGGATATAACTATGCAAAAATTGAAGATATTGAAATTAAAAATTATATGAATATAGTTAATGATTTTAAATCAAAAAAGTAGGTGACTAGGTGAAAAGTGAATTTGAAGAAATAGTAAAAGACGACTTTAAACAATACAAAGAAATAGCAAAAAGATTTAGAGATGTAAAAATGGAAGATTGTGTTGAACTACAAAACTTAACAACAGATAGTTGGTTATTAGCGACTAGATGGAGTGAAATACAAAGTTTAGCAAGTAAAATAGCACAAGAAAGCGGAATAAATAAAACAGATTTTGGAACATGGGCATATCAGAAATATAGGCAATTGCAAGAAATGCACATCACTTGTAGAAGTTGGTATAGATTAGCAAAAGAAGATGAAAGAATGTTGAAAGGACTAGAAATAGTATGAAAAGATATTCAATATTAAACAATTTAGAAAAATGTTTCTTTTGTGGTAAACCAGCAGAGTGCATTCATGAAGTTTATTTTGGCACAGCAAATAGGCAAATTTCAATCGAGAATGGCTTTTGTGCAGGTTTATGTCACAAAGAACATAATTTATCACATAATTCAGTTCATAGTAATAGAAAAATGGATTTAAAGCTTAAAGAACTATATCAAAAAGAATATGAAAAAACACATACAAGAGAAGAATTTATAAAATTAATAGGAAAAAGTTATTTATAAAAAATATTAGGAGGAAATAGAAAATGAAAAAGGAAAAAGGAAATGTGATTTTAGGAATTATTATAGGAGTTATAGTAATATTTGCAACAGTATTCTTTGCAAGTATTAAAACTATACCAACAGGATATGTAGGAGTAAAAACAAGATTTGGACAAGTACAAAACGATACAATTCAAGAGGGATTAAATTTTAAAATGCCATTTATAGAAAGTATAGTAAAAATAGATTGCAGAACACAAAAAATTGAATATTCAATGGAAGCAAGTTCAAGAGATTTACAAAAAATATCTAATATAAAAATAGCAGTAAATTATGGAGTAGATAAACAAAAAGCAAATGTTCTATATAGAGAAATTGGAAAAGATTTTAAATCTGTAATTATAGAACCAACAATATATGAAACAATGAAATCAGCAGTAGCAAATTATACAGCAGAAGAATTAGTAACTAAAAGACAAGAAGTTTCTAATTTAGCACAAGAAACATTAACAGAAAGATTAAAAGATAAAGGAATAAATATAACATCATTAAGTATGACAGATTTATCATTCTCAGCAGAATTTGATCAAGCAATAGAGAAAAAACAAGTTGTAGAACAACAAACACAGCAAGCAAAATATGAATTAGAAAAAGCAAAAGTAGAAAATGAAAAGAAAATAGAAAATGCAAAAGCAGAAGCGGAAGTAATGAAACAACAAAATCAAGAAATAACAGACAAAACACTTGAGTTAAAAAGATTAGAAGTACAACAAAAATTAATAGAAAAATGGAATGGACAATTACCAAGTACATCATTAGGAGATAATATACCAATGTTAAACATAGGAAAATAAACAACTAAGGCTAAGACAGAATAAAGTTTTAGCCTTAATTTTACGAAAGGAGAAATATACTTATGAATTATATAAAACAACTCAATGAATTTTATCCTACATTAGACTACAAACCGCTTAACGCTGAGGCTATCGCAATATATTTTTGCTTATTGCAGATAGCGAACAAAACGGGGTGGATTGACCAGTTTAGAGTAGCGAATACAGTTCTAATGAGTAAGTGTAATATAGATAAACAAAAATTAACAAGAGCAAGAGAAAAACTAATTTCTCAAGGATATATAACATATTCAAAAGGCAGAAATCAGTCGGAAGCCCCTATATATAGCATAGTTCAGTTATATACGGATACTCCACTTGATACTCCAAAAAATACAGCACTTAATATAGCGGATGATACCCAAAATGATACGGCATGTAATACGGCAGATGATACCATTAATAAACAAAAGAAAACAAAACAAATAAAAGAAAATAATATAAAAGAAAAAAATGATGTAATTGAAATTTATAATTCAATTTGTACTAATCTTCCAAAAGTACAAAAACTAACTAAGAAAAGAGAAAAATTTATAAATGAGTTTTTAAAAGGGTTTAGTTTAGAAGAGTTTAAAAGAATTTGTGAGCTAGCAAACAATAATAGTTTTTTAACAGGAGAAAATGATAGGAAGTGGAAAGCAGATTTTGACTTTTTGATAAATCCTAATAAAGCAACAAACATCTTGGAAGGGAAATACAGTAATAGTACTAAAACAGATTATAAAATTGAAGGAGGTTTACAACTTCTATGACAAACTGTTTTAAAGAGATTAAAGAATTGTTAGATAATATTCAAGTAGTAGAAAAATATTTAGGCAAACCATATAAAATAACAAAAAAAGGTTTATGGTATAAAAGCCCTTTTAGAAATGAGAAAACAGCTAGCTTTTATGTATCAGAAAAAGGAATACACGATTTTGGAAGTAGTGAACATTATGACATTATAGATTTCGTATCAAAGTACTTCAATACAGATACTTATAACGCATTAAAAATTTTATGTAATGATTTTGCATTATCACTTTTAAACAAAAAGGAAGACGGAAAAACAATAAAACAATTAAAAGCAAAAAGAGAACAAGAACGAAAACAAAAAGAATTAGAAAAAAAGAAATATAACCAAGAAATGAAAAAATTATGTAATGAGTTATTACAAATAGAGGAACTAATAAAAATATTTGAAAAGACAAGCTATTTTGAAACACTGAAAATATTATACGATAAGCAATCAATATTAGAGACAATATTTGAACAAGAATATATAAGATGAGGAGGAAAAAATGGAGAAAGACTTTGAAAAAAGATTTAAAAAAATGTCTGAAATTAAAAGAGTTGATGAAGAAAAAATAAAATATATAAATTCAGGATTTACATACATAGATAAAAGAATTGTAGGATTTGCAGAAGGAGAAATCTCAGTTTGGAGTGGATTAAATGGAAGTGGCAAAAGTAGTTTTTTAGTACAGCAAATATTAGAATATGCGGATCAAAAAATAAAAACAGTATTATTTTCAGGGGAGATGCAAGATTATGTGATTCAGAACTCATTAGTAAAAATGGTTGCAGGAAAGGAGGCATTAATACCAAGTAAAGACGAAACATATTGGTATTTATCAAACGATGAAAAAAGAAAAGTTATATTAAATTGGTTAGATAGGTATGTATATCTTTATGAAAATGAATATGGAACTAAGGTAGTAGATGTAATGAAAGCAATTCAGTGGCTAGTGCAAAAAGAAAATATAAAAGTAGTTATATTAGACAATTTAATGGCTTTAAATTTAGCAAGTTATCAAGAGAAAGACAAATATGAAGCACAAAGTCAATTTATTAAAGATATTGCAAAAATGTCTAAAAAATTAAATATACATATTCATGTAGTAATGCACCCAAGAAAATCATCAGGCTTTTTAAGAAAAGATGATATATCAGGAAGTGCAGACTTATCAAATGCCTCAGATAATGTTTTTATAATACACAGAGTAAATAAAGATTTTAAGACAAGAGTAAAAGACATATTAGATACAGGAGCAATGACATATTTATCAAAATTCGATAATGTAATTGAAGTTTGTAAAAATAGACGACATGGAGTACAAGATACTTTTATTGGATTAAAATTTGAAAAAGAAACAAAGAAATTTATAGGTGAGGATGATGTAGCTACACAATATATGAAATGGATTTAGAGGAGGATTAGAAATGTATGCAATAGCTAAATGATTTTGTTAAGGAGAAATATTATGGAAAAGCTGAAAAAACAATATAACTATTTATTAAATCGTTATTATAATGGTTGTAACTATATAGAAGAAAATCCAGACCAATTTAATAAATACATAAATAAAATAATGGATTTCAAAAAAGAATTAGAAAACATATTAGAAAAAATACAAAACGAACAAAAAGTATCAGAAGAAGAAATCTTAGGAGGATTTAAAATATGCTAGAAATAAATAAAAAGCAATTAATAAGCTTTGATAATAAAAATAAAGCAAGAATATTAAAAATGATAGCTTTAGGGATAGTAATTTACAAAGGAGAGTAAAAATAGATGAATGTTTTAACAAGTCAGACAAGACAAATATCATTTGAAGATATAAAACCAAAAAGAAAAATAAGATATGAACAAATATTAGATAGATTAATGACAGGAACTAAAACAGCAAAAGAGATAGCAGTTGAATTATTTGAACTAGAACTAATACCAAGCACAGAAAGGAATTACACAGCACCAAGACTAACAGAATTAAATGAGATGGGATTAGTTAAAGTAATAGATAAAAAGAAATGTAAATATACAGGGAAAACAGTTGCAGTATATGAAATAACATCAAAAGGAATAGAACAAAGATATATGCAACATATCCCTAGATTGGATTAGCCTATGAAATACAATTATCCACAAATAATACGGAAAATGTGTAAAATGCTTAGGTTGCAACAGATTAATTGATGAGAACTTCAAAGGAGTTTATAGATGTGAAAATTACATAGAAAAGGAGAAAACAGAAGATGAACAAATACAGAAACAAAAAAGTAATATTAGATGATTATGTATTTGATAGTATTCAAGAAAGTAAAAGATATAAAGAATTAAAAATACTATTAAAAGCAGAAAAAATACAAGAATTAGAATTACAACCACATTTCTTATTACAAGAAAGCTTTAAAAAGAATGGAAAAACATATAGAAAAATAGAATACATAGCAGATTTTAAATATACAGAAAATGGAAAAACAATAGTAGAAGATGTAAAAGGAATGCAGACGGATGTATTTAAGTTAAAACATAAATTATTTGAGAAGAAATATCCAAATTTGGAGTTAAGAATAATTAAATAAAGAGGTGAAAAAAGTGAATTATAAAATAGAAGAACAAAAAATAAGAAATAAAGAAAGAGTAGAAGAAGATACAAAACTAAATATAAAGAAGCAAAAGAATTTAGAATGATAAATAGAAAACATACAAAAAACGGACACTATAATGCATATTGTAAGAATTGTCAGAAGTTGTATATCAAAGAATATATGAGAATTTATAGAGAAAGGAGAAAAGAAAATGACAGATGAAGAGAAGAAGATAAAAAAGTGGAGTAATGAGCAAAAGGTTGAAGCATTAGCAAAATTTGTTGCATTAAGAAGTGGAAACCCTAGAAATGCTTTATTATATGGATTTATGTTAGATTGTTTATTAGATGAGATAAATAAGAGAGAAAGAAAAATCCAAAAACAACAATCAGAACTAGAAAAGAAAGATAAGATAATAAAATGGATTAAAGATTATGCACAACAAGAAGTTGATTTTAGAACAGAAGATATAAAAGACTATATTAATGATGACAAAGAAAAAAATAAAAATATAATAGAAGAAAGAGAACATTGGAAAGACATAATAAGGATAATTAACAACGAAAAAACTTATATGGAGTTTTAAACAATATTTTGAAAGGAAAGTAAAAGAATGCTAAGTGAAGAAGAGAAAGAAGCATTATTAATTTTAAACAATATAGAATGCAATAGATTAAGTGATACAGAAAATAAAGCCATAGTAATAATTTCAAATTTAATAAAACAATTAGAAGCAAACAAGCAAAAGCTAATAGAGAAGTTAGAAAAAGATGTAAAGAAAAATAATGAATTTGAATTTATGCCATTGCAAATAGAAAAAGCTTACAACAATTATTATAAATTAGGAAAAATAGATGAAGCACAAGAAATTTTAAAAATATTGAAAGGGGACAAGGAATGAGCGAAACAAATTATAAAGATTTATCAATAGAGAAAACAAATGAAATAATACAGATTTGTAATGACTTAAAGTATATAGATAACAAACAATTAAGAATATTAGCAATAAATAGAATAGATTATTTAGCAGTTAGAATATTAGAGCATTTAGATTATTTAGATATAAAAGAAAGTGAGGACAAGCAATGAGTAAAGCAGATGAGATGAAAAAAGAAACTTGTGGATTAGATTATGAAACTGAATATAAAAGATTGTAATAAAAAATTATGATTATACAAATAAATATGGAAGACAGACTTGGGCTAAGGTAGTTGCAAATGAATTTAAAGAAGTACATACAAAAGCAATGGGAGCAAGTATAATAAATTCCACAGAACTTATTGAAGAAAAAATCGTAAATAAATTTTGTACAGAAGCATTCATAGAGAAAGAATATTCAAAGATAGTAAATGAAAAAGAAAGTTGGAAAAGTCAATATATTCCAATGCTTTTAGGAAGAGTATATAGTGAGTTTATAAAAGAGGAAACATGGAATTTTATAAAAGAATTTAAAAATCCAAAAGTTAATTTCAAAATATTAAATGCGTTAATTATAAAGAAGATAAAAGAAACAAAAAAAGACTTATTCAATTAAAGAAACGGAGCTGATACAAATGACAATAAATCATATATACAACATAGTAATTAAAACAATGGAAGAATTAGAAAATATAGACTTTATAAGCTTAGAGAAAAGAAAATATAATCAAGAGCAAGTAAACAAAGCATATGACATATTAGATAATTTCAAAGATGAGTTAATTAGAGAAAATATAAAGAATAGGAGGCACAAATGAAATCTTTAAAGTTGCTGGAAGAACTAAATAAAATTTTAATAGATGCAAATAAACGCCACAAAATAATATATGAAAGCGTAGGAGAACAAGATAAAATAAGAAGTGATTTAGATCATGATTTAATAAATAATTATAAAAATATGTCAGCAAAAGAAAAAAGAGAATATATAGACAAGTATTTTGAATGCTTAGCAGAAAGACATAATTATAAATATGAGTATAGAGAATTAGAAATATTAAAAGATTTATATAATACATCACAAAATATAGAAACAGCATTTAATACAGCTATAAATAAATTAAGAAAGTTAAATCAAGAGCAAGAAACACCAATTTATTATAAAAGAGCTAAAAAGAATAAAGGAGAAACAATTATAGTAAATAAATAAGGAGGCACAAAAGATATGACTAGAGAAGATTTAAAGAATTACAAATATACACAAGAATGGATAAAAGACAGAACAGAACATATAGAAGAATATAAAGCGAGTATAACAAATATAACATCAGTATTATCAGATATGCCAAAACGGAAGTAGAGAAGTAGAAGATAGTATTGCAGAGAAAATAGCAATATTATTAGATGATGTAAATGATATAATGAAAGCAATAGTAAAAGAAGAAAAGAAACAAAAACAGATAATAGAACAGTTAGATAAAGTAGAACAACCATACAAATTAGTATTAGAAAAGGTGTACATACAAGGAAAATCGTTAGTTACAACAGCAAGTGAAATGGATTATAGTTATGAGTATATGAAGAGAATGAATGGAATAGCATTAAATAAATTTGATAAGATAGGAGGATAATTATGAAAGATTTAAAGATATTTACAGAGAATATCGAAGAAGAAGCTATAAAACAAATAAATGAATTATTAGAGCAAGAACCTTTTAAGAATTGCAAAGTAAGAATAATGCCAGATGTTCATGCGGGAAAAGGTTGTGTAATTGGATTTACAGCAGATTTAGAAGATAAAGTTATACCTAACATAGTAGGTGTAGACATAGGTTGTGGAATGCTATGTGTTGAATTAGGAAATATAAAATTAGATTTAGAAAAATTAGATAAAGTAATAAATGAATATATACCAGCAGGAAGAAATATAAGAGAACACAAATTAATAGACTTTGGAAAGATTAATGATTTATATTGTTTAAGAGAGTTAAAAGATACAAAAAAATTCAATAGAGCAATAGGAACATTAGGAGGCGGAAACCATTTTATTGAAATAGATGTAGATGATGAAGATAATAAATATTTAGTAATACATACAGGAAGTAGAAACCTAGGAAAACAAGTAGCAGATTATTATCAAAATTTAGCAATAGAATTATGTTCGGGAAAAGAAGAAATGTATCAAAAGAAAGAAGAAATAATTAAAACATATAAAGAACAAGGCAAAAAAACAGAAATACAAAAAGCATTAAAAGAGTTAGAGAAAGAATATAAAGACAACAAACCCAATTTACATAATGAATTATGCTACTTAGAGGGAAAATACAGAGAAATGTATTTACATGATATGAAAATATGTCAAGAATATGCAAGGTTAAATAGATTGCAAATAGCAAAACAAATTATTATTGCTTATTTTGAATTAACAAATATATCAGATATGTACCCACCGATTATGGAGAACAGTTTTGAAACAATACACAATTATATATCATTTGAGGATAACATAGTAAGAAAAGGTGCAATATCAGCTAAACAAGGAGAAAGAGTATTGATACCTATTAATATGAGAGATGGTTCAATAATAGCAGTAGGAAAAGGAAATAAAGATTGGAACAATTCAGCACCTCATGGAGCAGGAAGAATAATGTCAAGAAATAAAGCAAAAGAAATATTTAAACTGGAAGAGTTTAAAGAAAGTATGAAAGATGTTTATTCAACAAGTATAGTAGAAGAAACAATAGATGAAGCTCCATTTGTATATAAGCCAATACAAGAAATTATAGATAATATTAAAGACACAGTAGAAATAGAAAAAATAATAAAACCAATTTATAATTTTAAAGCAAAAAACTAAAAAAAGATACTAAAAGCTACTGAAAGTCACTATAAAAATATGTTATATATATAATCAGATATAATAAAAAGTCCCACAAAAGTGAGACTGTAAACACTTTCAAGTAAGAGTTGATGTTATAAATGTCAGCTCCTTTATTATTATTTGTGTATAGTATGTAGTGATATATAAAGAGCTACTTAATGAAGCTGACTACTTTATTAAGCAAGTATGCAAAAATTAGTCAATTTTGTGAAAAACGGGAATGCTTTTTATCGTTTTCTACCGTTTTAAAAGAAGAGAAAGAATACGGTCGGAGTATATATATCATTGCATAGTGTATATAAGAAAAGGAGAAACATATGACAAATCAAGAACGAATACAAAAATACATACAAGAATATTGCAAGAACTGTAAAAACAAAGATAAATATGAATGTGAAATAAGAGTATTTCAAACAGATAATACAATAAAAACAAAGTGTGATTATTATGAAAGATTAACAAAAGAGGTATAAAGTATGAGTCAAATAGCAGATGAAATAATAAGAGAATACAAGATGAAAGAGTATTATAAGAAGTTGAAAGAAGAAAAAGAAAAGAAAGAAAAAAGAGGAAAAGAAAATGAAATTCAAAATAAATAATACAGAATGGAAAATTATAGAGCAATCAAAACAAGAAATGATAAATTTATATAAAGAACAAATACAACCTGATGAAGATATAGTTTTTGTATTTGGGTTAACAAACAAATCATATCACATAATATTTATAAATGAAGATATGTGTGAAGAGCAAAAAATAAACACATTAAAACATGAATTAATGCATTGTTATATGTGGAGCTATGGTTTAGGCAATATTGCAGATTTTGATGAAGAGATGATATGTGATTTAGTAGCAAGTAGTAATGATTTTATAAATGAAATAGTAGAAAGATATACAGAAAATCAAAAAACATTATTATATGCAGACGATAAATTTGTAGGAGAAGTAATTAATGAACATTAATCAAAACATAAAAAAAGGTTAATAAAGGTTAATTTTAAGGAGGTGAACCAATGCTAACAGAAAGTCAAATAAAATGCATAAATTTAATAATTACAGAGAACAAAACACAAAAACAAATAGCAAAGGAAATTAACATTACAGAAAAGACTATTTGTAAGTGGAAAAAAGATAAAGAATTTAAAGAAGAAATACAAAGACAAATGAAAGAAAACTTTGGTTCACTAGCTATAGAAGCACAGCAAGAATTAAGAAAACTTTTAAAAAGTAAAAATGAAAATGTAAAAATCCAAGCAATAAAAGATGTGCTAGATAGAGCTGGATATAAGCCAATAGAAAAATCAGAAATAACTGGTGGATATACAGTTGAATTAGTAGATGATGTAAATGAATAAAGAAAGAATAAGTATACAAGAACAAATAGGAAAGGGATATGCTACATTTTGGAATTTTAAAGGTGATGAAGTAATCCTAATGGGTTCAAAAGGTAGCAAGAAATCTAAAACTATTGCCTTAAGATGGATGTACTTACTTAAGAAATATCCAAGAGCTTGTCTATTAGCTACAAGAGATACAGCGACCACATTAAAAGATAGTGTGTATGCTGATTTGAAGTGGGCTTGCAAAAAGTTAAGATTAGATAAAGAATGGGATTTTAAATTAAGCCCACTAGAAGCTACAAATAAAAAAACAGGACAAAAGATATTCTTTCGCGGTTTAGATGATTGGCAAAAGATAGCTTCTATTACAATTGATGACCCTAACTTAGTTTTATGCTTTGAATGGTTTGAAGAAGCTTTTGAAATAGTAAAAGAAGAAACATATAATAATACAAGAATGTGTTCAAGAGGATTGTTACCTAATGGATATTTCAGACAAACTGTAGCAAGTTTCAATCCTTGGAGTAATCAACATTTTATTGTTAAAAAGCTAACTCAAAGATTAACTCCAAATGAAGAGATACTAAGTGAAACAGGAAAACAAGAGTTAATAATTGAAGAAGAACAAGAATTTGAATACTTAGGTAAGCAAGTAAAAGAAAAGACAAGTCAGCTATTAATGATAACTAATTATAAACTTAATGAGTTCTTAGACATAAAAGATTATGCTATATATGAAAAAATGCGTAAAGATGATTATGAAAGATATAAGACAGCAGGTTTAGGAATGCCTGGTATTGCATTAGGATTAATATTCAAAAATTGGCGAATTGAAGATACAGAACAATATAAAAATACATTTGAATTAATAAGGAGAGGTTTGGACTTTGGATATAGTTCAGATCCCTCTTGTTTTTTACAGTTTAGTGTTAATACTAAACGTAAAAAAATATATGTATTTGATGAATTTAGTGCTTGTGAATTAGATAATGAACAATTAGCAAATGCAATAAGAACAAGAATGCCACTATATGCATTAGTAAAATGTGATAGTGCAGAACCAAAATCTATAGCAGAACTAAATAAATATAAAATAAATGCAATTCCAGCTACAAAAGGTCCTGATAGCATATTACATGGCATTAAATGGTTACAAGGATATGAAATAATAGTAGACCCTAAATGCAAAGGGTTAATTGAAGAATTAGGATTATATAGATGGAAAGTTGATAAATATGGAAATCCGTTAGAAATTCCAGAAGATAAAAATAACCATAGAATAGATAGCTTGCGTTATGGAAGCGATGATTTGTATTTAGCGAGTTAGGAGGAAACAATGACACAAACAGAAATAATAAAAAGTTCATTACCTAATATGGATAGTGAAATAATAAAACAGTTTTTAAAAGATGATGCTATAAGTCCATTAAAGAGACAAATGGAAATTGGAGAACGATATTTTAATGGGAAACACGACATTTGTTACAAAAAGTTAAATGAATATACGATAAAAGATTTTAAAACAGAAAATGGAATTAAAAAATACACAGAAAAGACAATAGAAGTTCCAAATAGGTCATTAGTAAAAGTAGCACATAGGTATCATTGGAAATTAGTAAAACAAAAGCGTGATTTTGTAGCAGGAAAGCCAATAACAATTACATACGAACCGATAATTGATAAAGAATTAAATAGAGAACAAAAAAGAGCAATACAAAAAATAAATAAAAAAATTGTTGATAAATTTTGGAATATTCTTGGACCTAAATTTGCTAATTTTCTACGACAGACAATAGTAGATATGTCAAATAAAGTTTATGCGGTGTGGTTTCCATATTATGATGAACAAGGGAATTTTAAATATACAAGAATAGAACCGAAAGAAATAATCACCATATATGATACGAAAACACAAAAAATATTAACAGATGTGTTACATACATATAAAATTATAGATAATGAAAAAAAGAAAATATATGTAGAATGGGTAACAGCAGAAAACACAAAATATTTTATTGAAAATAAAAATGAAGTAACTCAAATGGAAGAATACTTATTAGATGTATCAAGAATAAATCCAGAGCCACATTGGGTTACACAAACAATGTTTAATGGACAGTTAGTAAAAACGGAAGAACATAGTTGGGGAAAAGTTCCATACATTATCATAAAAAATAATGAAGAAATGCAAACAGACCTGGAACCTATTAAAAACTTAATAGATGCATATGATTTAATAAATTCTAACTTTATCAATACAATAGAAGATTTAAAAGAATTTATATATAAAGTAAATGGATATGGAGCAGAAGATTTAACAGAGTTAGTTGAAAGAATAAAGATAATGGGTATTATTCGTAACAATGATGCAACAGGAAGTATCGGAGTTGAAACAATACCATTTCCATACGAGGCTAGACAGATTATTCTTAAGCTATTAGAAGAAAAAATATATGAATTTGGTAGAGGTGTAAATACAAATAGAACTGAGCTAATAGGACAAGCACCAAGTGGAATATCATTAGAGTTCTTATATACAGACTTAGATAGTAAAGCAGATGATTGTATAAATACATTAGAAGAAGCTTTATATGAGTTATTTTGGTTTATTGCAGAACATTTGAAAAGATTAGGAGAAATCCCACAAGATTTAAATGTATTTGATTTTAAATTCACATTTAATAAATCAAGAATATTTAATACTACAGAGCAAATACAAACGTTAAATAATGATACAACTATAAGTATAAGAACAAAATTAGAAAATCATCCTTATATTGATGATGTAGAACAAGAATTACAAAGACTAAAGGATGAAAAAGAAGAAAACATGAAAATGCAAAGTCAAATATTTAATAGTAGTGGTGGATTTGAATCTCACAATGAAAATGACACCGAATAGGAGGTGTTATTTTTATGGCAAGAAAACCAATAAATTACTGGGAAAAGCGTTCGACTGAATTGATGAAAAGATTAGAAAAAGGAACTGAAAACACGATAAATTCATTAATACAAGCTTACGAGCAAGCAACAAAAAATATAAATAAAGAAATTACAAGAATATTTAACAATTATGCCAAAGATAGTGAATTAGATAAAAAGACACTAACACAATTACTAAATAAAAAAGAAAGTGAGCAATATTATAAGAACTTATTGGAAGTGATAAACAATAATATAACAGATGAAAAAATAAAGAAGAAATTGCTTACTAAATACAATGTTCCAGCGTATTCTTATAGGATTAGTCGTTATCAAGCATTACAAAACAATATAGATGTAGAACTAAAGAAATTAGCTAATATAGAGCAACAAATAACAGAAATAAGGTATGTAGACACAATAAAAGAGGGATATTATCATAATATATATGATATTCAAAAAGGCACTGGATTAGGATTTAGTTTTGCACAAATAGACAATAGAACAATAAATTTAATGTTGAATGAAAACTGGATAAATGGTGCTAACTTTTCAAAAAGAATATGGAATAATAGCGAAAAACTAGGTAATTATTTAGAAACGCAATTAACAGCTGATACAATGAGTGGTAAGTCAATAAATAAAATAGCAAGTGAATTATCAAAATATATGAATGTAGGATTATATAATGCAACTACATTAGTGAGAACAGAAGTAAATCATTTTGCTAATGAAGCAGAAATGTTAGCATATGAAGAATTAGATATAGAAAAGTATAGATTTATTGCAACATTAGATAAAGTTACTTGTAAGCATTGTGCTGAATTAGATAATAGAATATTCAATGTAAAAGACAGAAAAGCTCGGTAAGAATTATCCACCTATACATCCGAACGACAGATGTACAACAGTAGCAGAAATTGATGATGCTGTAGCAGGTGGATTACAAAGACGAGCAAGAGATGAAAATGGTAATAGTATATTAGTACCTCAAGATATGACATATAAGGAATGGTATAATAAATATGTTGATAAAGAAGAGGGAATAATAGATTATTTATTTAATAAGAACAAGAAAGTACAATACAAAGATATTAGCAAACAAAAGGCTTATATTATTAATCAAGCGTTTAAAAATGATAATATAAAAAATATTGCTTTAAATACAGATATAAAATCAATAAAGCTAGGTGGAAATAAAGCATATCACAGAAATGGAAATATAGTATTAAAAGAAAATTATGATAAACGTACTTTGATACATGAAATAGGACATAGTGTAGATTATAATAATAAATGGTTATCTTTAAATGATTCATTTAGTAAAGCGATACAAATAGATAAAAAAAGAGTATTAAATAATCCCAATATATACAAGGAATTAATAAATAACAATAATAAGTGTAGAGAGTTAAGTGATATAATAGGTGGAATGACAAATAATAAAATCGTAGGTAGATATAAACATGAAAATAAATATTGGAAGAAAGTAGGAAAATTAGAAAAAGAAGTTTTTGCTCAAATGTTTACAATGGCAGGAAATAATGATATAAAACAACTAGAATTGTTTCAAAGGTATCTACCAAATACTTTTAGAGAATTTGATAATCTTATTAGGAGGCTGTTGTAATGTATTATGATGTTTTAGATAAAGAAGTAGAACGAAAGTTAGATGAATATGAAACTATATTTCCAGAGGGATTTCCATTAGCACAATTTGACGGAACGAAAAAAGAATTAATAAGTGAAATAGAAAAATGTATAAAAACTAAAAAAGAATATGATACAAGTTTCTGGGATAAACATCCAGATTATGATGATTAGGAGAAAATAATGAATGATTTTGAAACTATACAAGAAATATTACAGAAAAATGAAATCGAATTTTCCATTAATAGTGAAGATTGCAATAATGATGATTTGCAGAATTTTAATATTATAACTTTAAAAGAAGGAACAAAAAATGTAGAAGGATATTCTTGGTTTCTAACTTGGTTATTTTTTAACAAAGAAAATGGAAGACTAAAAAAGGTTGGAATATATGAATAAATTAGTTATTAAAATTTTATATTTATAAATTAAAGTCGTAGAAATACGGCTTTTTATTATGCTCGAAAGGAGATGGGAATGAATGAAAATAATGATAAGCCAACCAATGAATGGTAGAACAGAAGAACAAATTAGAGAGGAAAGAGAAGAATTAGCAAAAAGATTGCAAGAAGAAGGATATGAAGTAGTAGACACAATATTTACAAAAGAACCACCAAAGGAATGTAATGCAGCAATTTATTATTTGGCAAAATCAATAGAGGTAATAGGAAAAGTAGATGGTATTGTATTTATGCGAGGTTGGGAAAATGCAAGAGGTTGCAAAATAGAATATCAAGTAGCAAAAGAATATGGAAAATGGATAATGATTTTATAACTAATATATGCCCTAGACATGGCTTTAAACTGTCTATTTTTATTACTCATTTATTCGTGAGGATAAATAAAGAATAACTTTCGTTCTGGTAGCACCAGCATAAAAAAGCTAGAAAGGAATTAACTATGGAATGGTTAAAAGAATTATTAAAAAATGCAGGAATAGAAAATGTAGAAGATTTAGAAAATAAAATTTCTAAAGAATTACCCAAATATTTTAAACCTGCAAGTGTTTTTAATGAAGTAAATGAAAAATTGAAAAATGCAAATGCAGAAATTGAAACATTAAAAATGACACAAGCAAATATTCAAACAGAGTATGAAAACTATAAAAAAGGTTCTATTACTCAAGAAGATTATGATGCAAAAGTAAAAGAAATACAAGAAGAAGCAGACAACAAAGTAAAGCAGAACAACTTTGACAGTAAATTAGCAGTTAAGCTAATGTCAAAAGAAATTAATGCGAAAGATGTTATAGACATCAAAGCAAATCTAGATATGTCTAAAATTAGTCTAGATGGAGAAAACTTTATTGGACTAGATGAACAAATTAATAATTTAAAAGAAAGAAAAGACTATTTATTTAACAAAGAAGAAACTGTAATTACAGGTGTTGGAGAAAATGGTCGACAAAAAATAGATGAAGATGACCACAAATTAGATACAATGTCATATTCAGAGATGTGTGATTATTTAGAAAAAAATCCAGATGCAAAAATTTAGAGCTTAAAGGCTCTTTTTTTAATGTAAAAAAGAAAGGAAAGATGTAAAATGGCAAAATTTGATGCAAAAAGCTTTAATCCACAAGCTTTTGGAAAATATGTGGAGAGAATACCAAAAACAAGAAAAAATGAATTAATTAAGTCAGGAGTTTTAAAAGGAAACAAAGAAATTAGAGATGCTTTTAGTTCTCAAACAGGAACAGCATATGCAGTATTACCTATGTATGGAAGAATAGGAGGAAAAGTACAAAATTATGATGGAGAAACAGATATGGACCCACAAGGTTCTACAACTTATGAAAGAGGAGTTGTGGTTGTTGGTAGAATGGGTTCTTGGGTTGAAAAAGACTTTTCAACAGATATTACTGGCGGAGTAGACTTTATGGACAATGTTGCAGCACAAGTGTCTGAATATTTTGAAGATGTAGACCAAGACACATTACTAGCAGTATTAAAAGGTATATTTGCAATGACAGGAGCAAAAAACTTAGAATTTGTAAATAATCATACTTTTGATATCACAGAAGAAGAAGGAGAAAAAGCAAAAGCTGGTGCAACAACTTTAAATTCAGCAATTCAAAAAGCTTCAGGAGATAAAAAAGCAAAATTCACTATGGCAATTATGCACTCTACTGTTGCAACTAATTTAGAAAATTTACAACTATTAGCTTACTTAAAATATACAGATGCAAATGGAGTTCAAAGAGATTTAACTTTAGCATCTTGGAATGGAAGAGTTGTTTTAATAGATGACAATATGCCTACAGAAGAAGTTGAAGCTGGCGAAGGAATAGAAGCACATACTAAATATACTACATATCTTTTAGGAGATGGAGCCATTGATTATGAAAACATAGGAGCAAAAGTTCCATTTGAAATGGATAGAGATCCAAAAACAAATGGTGGACAAGATACTTTATATGCTAGACAAAGAAAAGTATTTGCACCTTATGGAATTTCTTACACCAAAAAAAATCAAGCAAAACTTTCTCCAACAAATGAAGAGTTAGCAAATGGAGCAAACTGGGAATTAGTACATGATGCTGGAACAGGAGCCAATAGAAAATATATAGATGACAAACAAATCTATATTGCAAGAATAATCTCTAAGGGGTAAGGATTAGTTCCTTATCCTTTTTAGGAGGCAAAAATGGAAGAAAAGACAATTTTAAAAAAAGTAAAAGAATTATTAGAATTAGAAGATAAAGATAATGTTTTTGATAGTAAAATACAAGGTTATATAGATATATTTTGTGATAAAGTAAAGTCTATTTGTAAAAGAAAAGACTTTCCACAAGAATTAAACTATATGTGTATTGAATTTGCAAGGAAAAGCTATCTATATTACAAAGATAAAGATAATTCTAATAATGAAAAATTACAAGTAACAAGTGCGTCAGATAATGGTCAATCTGTTAATTTTAAAACAGTAGAAAATGTAACCAAAGACGATGTTAATATTGATAAAGTAATTACTGCAAATATGGCAGAAATAGCAAATTATGCATATATGGAGTGGAGAATATGAAAATACCAAATAAATTTAAAGAAGTTATAGCTGACACTTTCTATGATAAGGATATTGAAATATGGTCATCTGGAACAATAAAAGACGATGAAGGAGCAGTAATTGGAAATGGCAAGTTAGATAAGATAGAGGAGTTTAAGGGCAATTTTCAATTTACTACGAGGGAATATATTCAGAAAGTATATGGATTAGAAATAGAAGCTAATGCAATTGTTACTTGCGATAAAACAGTAGCAAAAATTGGTGATATAGTTGTTTATAATGGAAACGATTATACAATTAAAAGTAAGATAACAGGAGATAGTCATACTATATTACTTGTGAATGGAAGTGATGAAAATGTCTAGTGTAGAGGGTTTAGATGAATTATTAGCTACTTTATCGCGGACTAGGTGGAGATATTAAAGAAGCTTCACGAAAAGGGCTAGAAAGACGGAGCTAAAAGAATACAAAAAAATGCTAAAATGCTAGCACCAGTAAACACAGGACAACTTCGCAATTCTATAAAGACAAAGTCACAAATAACGCAGAATGGAGCAGAAGCTCAAGTATTTACTAATTGTGAACATGCACCATATCTAGAGTTTCGGAACAGGTCAAAGAGGAAGAGAAAGCAACATAGATAGACCAGAGCGGAATATCTTATAAAGCAGACTGGAAAGGTATGCCAGCACAGCCATATATGACACCAGCATATTTACACGCTAAAAACACAGGAGAAGTAGAACAAGAGGTAATTAAATCAATTGAGCAAGATATTAGAAAGTTAGGTGGTAAATAATGAAAAATTTAAAACCACAAATATTAAAGAAATTAGAAGAAATCTCAGATGTTGAGGTTTCTTATTTTTATCCAGAAAAATGGATTAATTTAGATAAAAAGCCTGCTATTTCTTACTATGAAATGGATAATTCGGTTTCAAGTAAAGCAGATGATGAAGAATATAGCAGTAATATTGCTATTCAAATAGATATATGGGCTAAAAGTCCAAGTAAGTGTTCTAAGTTAGCTATTGAAGTTAATTCAAAGATGGAAGATTTAGAATTTGAGAGAACTTTAGCAGTAGATTTATTTGAACAAGAAACAAATATATATCACAAAACAATGCGTTTTGAGAAAATAGAAATTTTATAAAGGAGGGCGTTAATTATGCCAAAAAAAGCTTTAAGAGGATTAAGTGGAATCAAAGTATTTGAACTATTAGAAAATACAGAAACAAATTATAAAGTAGGAGAAGCAATAAACATTCCTTATGCACAAAAATTAACAAGAGATATTCAAACATCAAATGACCCAATATATGCAGATGATGAAATATATGATGATGAAGAAATATTTGATGGAGAAGATTTTGAATTAGAAGTTCCAGAAGCTGATTTACAATTAATGTCTGTTTTTGAGGGTGGAGAATATGATGAAACTTCAAAAGAGTACTCTTGGGGTCCAGATGATCAAGGAAAAGATTATGCAATGACATTTAAGGCTAAGAGAAAAGATGGAAACTATAGAATGTTCAGATATTATAGATGTAAATTCAAAAAAGTAAAACAAGATTTACAAACTCAAGATAATGGAACACAAGTTGCAACATTAACAATAAGTGGAACATTTTATAAAAGAGCTTTATTATCTGACCAAAAAGTTAGAGTATACAAAGACAGCACAAGTTCAACTGATTTGACTTGGTTAAATACAGTACCTACAGTACCAGAAATAACAGAACCAGTGGGAGAGTAGAGATACTCTCCTAAATTTTATATAAAGGAGAATTAAAGATGACGAAAAGTAATGAAACAAAGAGTTTACCAAAAACAGTAAAATTACATGGTGTAGAAATTCGAAAGATGCCTTGTGGCAAGTATTTTGAAGCTCTACAAACTTTAAAAGATTTGCCAGAAGACTTCATAAAAGAAATTTTTGACAATGGGCAAGAGTTTAAACTATCAGATATGTTTACAGTAGAAAATATAATGAATTTGATAACAAAATTAATGATTATAGCACCAAAATTTTTATTTAGCTTTTTAAGTCAAATATTAGATGTAAATGAAGAAGTATTAAAAGAAGAATTGACACCAACTGAATTAATTGAAATTTGTAAAAAATTCTGGGAAGTGAATAAATTAGAAGATTTTTTCGTTCAGGTGAAGCCAATGCTGAAAGGGATTACAACTCTAATTGGCTTCAAAGAACAATTGCCATCTGCATAAAGATAGGAATAGCTAAAAAAGCATTTTTGGAAGATTATTATCCAGATGAAATAGCAATAATTATGCAAGAATATGCAGAATTAAATAAAGTTGAGAATAAAGACGAAGAAGAAGTTGGAGCAGAAGATTTTTAGAGGAGGAAGAAGTAATGGAAAGTGAAAGAGAAAAACTTTTATATGTGGAATTATATTTTTGGTTTTATTCTGTACTTTATTATCTCTAACAGTATCTAAAAAGTAATGACCTTTATATGTTATTGATTGAACTAATAAGATTGAATATTCATCATCAATTTCTATAGTATAACAAGTTAAGTAATCAGCTTCAATAAGTTTTTCTGTAGTATATAAAAGTTATAAATCTCTAATACATTCATGATTAAGTTTCAATTATTTTCACTCCTTTCGACACAAGTATATAACATAAATAAAGATAAAACAAAAGGAAAAAATGAATAAAATTTAACGGAAGCTAAAATAGGAGTACTCTATTTAAAATAAAGTACTCCTATTTTGTTATTAAATTATTATCTTCTGTTTCTCTCAATTCATCTATTGCATGACGAGTTGCAGCAACTACAAATGCACTAAATGTCGTTTGTTTGCCTTTGATGAGATTTTCTACATCTTCAATCAGGTCGTTAGGAAATCTAATTGAACGATGAGATGTTGGTGGAATGACAGGTATTTTAAATTTGCTCATATTAATCCCTCCATAAATATTATACATAATGTATTAAGTTACAAATATGCTACATTTGTGTTACTTATGTAGCACATACAAATGTCAATTTTTTATATATTATAAATAAAAAATAATGAAAAGATTGTCGAAACATGTATAAGGAGTGGAAAAATAATGGAACAAAATAAACAAACAAATAATAATGCAACTGGTTGTGTAATTGTATTTTTTATAATATTTTTAATAATATTTGTACCAATATTAATAGGATTAGTCTCAAATAATATAGAAAAATCAAATCAAACTAAACATGAAGCAAAGTTAATTGAAGAGGGAAAAACAAAAACACATGATGAAGTTATAAATGAAATAGTAGAAATTTTTAAAAATAAAAATAAAGATAAAGAAAAATTAAATGGATATTTAGCAACTGATTTTATTTATTACGATAATGAAAATATAGAACATAAATATATTAGTAGCTTTTTTGAAGACTTAAATATATATACTACAAGTTGTGAATTAGAAAGAAGAGGAGATACAAGTTCAAACGATTGGGCAACATATAGAATATATTGGAATGTAGTAGAAGAAAATAAGAAGAGAGGCATAAAAAGACAAGAACATGGTTATTGTTTACAAACAATAACTATAATGCTAAAAAAGACAATAAAACAAGATATCATAACCTTTGAAATTGAAAAAATAATTTTGAAAGACAAATAATAATAAATAAGACACTTACTAAAGTAGGTGTTTTTATTATGTTAAAAAAGAGGTGAAAAAAATGGCGAGTGAAACAAGAGTTGGCACTTTGGTTGTAGATTTACAAGCAAGGACAATTGCATTAGAAAAAGGTCTTGAGACTGCTAGAAAAAAATTGAAAGAAATAGAAAAACAGAATGAAGAAGTACAAGTGAGTAATAAGCAATTAGACGCTAGTTTTATAGCAATGTCAGCCAGTATAGTAGCATCTTTAGTTAAAATAAAATCAGCAATAGATGATGGGATAGAAAAATATAAAGAATATGAAAGTGCTAATAAAGGCTTACAGAGTATAGTAAAAGGACAAGGTTTAAGTTTTAATAATGCACAATCTTTTATTGAAGATTATATTTCAGATGGATTAATTCCACTGAGTGATGCAACTTTAGCATATAAAAATCTTGCATCAAGGGGATATAATGAAGAACAAATCAAACAAACAATGATTGCACTAAAAGATGCAGCAGCTTTTGGAAGACAATCTACATATGAATATGGAGAGGCAATAGCAACAGCAACAGAGGGATTAAAAAATGAAAATAGTATTCTTGTTGATAATGCAGGTGTCACAAAAAATGTAGCAAAAATGTGGCAAGATTATGCTAAAAGTATAGGAAAAACAAGTGATAGCCTTACACAAGAACAAAAAATATTAGCAGAGGTAAAAGGGATACAAGAAGAAAGTAAAAATCAAATTGGAGATGCTGCAAAATATGCTGAAACATTTGCGGGAAAACAAGCACAAGTTAACGCAGTTAATGTAGAACTAAGTAAAACGATTGGGGAGAGTATGATACCAATATTGACTCAATATAGTTCGTTGCAATTAAATATAACTAAAGGATTAACAGAATTAATAAAAGAAAATAAAGGATTAACAAGTGGCATAGTTACTTTTACTACTACTTTATTAGCAATGGTTGTTGGATTGACAGTAGCAAAAAAAGCATATATAGCATATAAAACAGCAGCAGCTACTGCAGATATGACAACAAAAGCTTTTACAGCTTCTTTAATGGCAAATCCGATTACTTTGATAGCAGTAGGTGTTGCAGCAGTAATATCTGGAATATCAATATTTAATACTAAAATGCAAGAATCAATTGACAAAATGAATGAACAAGAAGAGAAAGCAAAAACTTTATCAGAGGCATTACAAAATACAATGAATAATGATATGGTTATGTCAGAAGTAGATAAAGCAACAATAGAAAATGCTAGAGATGAAGCAAATGAAATTGTTCAAACTTATGAAGAAAAGAAAAACAAAATAGAAGATATAGAAAAGCAAATACAAGATGTAAAAAAATCCAATAAATTTAGTTTTGAAAAAAATGGAGAAATTAATGCATTAACCGTAGAATTAGAAAAGGCAAAAAAAGCATTATCAGATTTTGAAAAAGAAAACCTATCAAGTGGAAGAACAATAGATTTTTACAAAAATAAAGTAAATACATTAACAAAAGGATTAGAATTAAGTGCAAATAAACAAGAATATGCTAGATTAACAAATCAGAAAGCACATAGACAAACATTAATAAATATAGCACAGACTAAAGCAGATATACAAGGAAAACAACAATTGCTAAATATTTTAAAAGAGGGGAAAACAACAACAGATGAATATGCTAATGCTAAATCACAATTAGTTAAAATATTTCCAGAATTAGCAAAAGTTAATGATAATACTATTGCTAGTACACAAGAATTGATAAATGCAGAAAGTGATGCTGCCGATGTAGAATGGACGTTAGCACAAGCTCAAATATCAAAAAGCATAGTAGAATTACAGGGGGTAATAAAAAATAAAGAACAGATACAACAAATGGCAATAGCAACAAAAAAGACAGAAGAAGAAGTTACAGCATCTTTACAAAATCAAACACAAGCATTAGCAAACTTATTAAACTTAACACCAAATGATTTCAAAGGAAGTATTACACCAACTTATACCCCTAAAGTATCAAAATCATCAGGTGGTGGTTCAAAATCATACTCAAACAAAGCACTAGACAACTACAAAAAGCAAATAGAACATAAAAAATCATTAGACCAAATCAGTTTACAAGATGAAATAAACATGTATCAACTAGCACTAAAAAAATATGCCAAAACACAAGATGAAAAATGGGAATTAGAAGAAAAAATATACTCTTTACAAAAAGAACTAAGAGAACAAAATTTTGATGACTACACAACAATGATAGAACATAGAAAGAACTTAGACCAGATTAGCTTACAAGATGAGATTAACATGTATCAATATGCTTATAATACTTTAGCAAAAACAACCGAACAAAAACAAGAATTAGAAGAAAAATTACATGAATTAAGAAAAGAATTAGCACAGAAAAATAAAGAATTATTAGACCAACAAACAACAGATTATGAAAGATATATACAAGACCAAAAAAACTTGCGTGGTGCTGAATACGATGTGAAAGAACAAGAAAGTGATTTAAATAAGATAATCACACTACATAGAAACTACTTAAATCAAATAATGAAAGATGAAAGACTATCACTAGACGAAAGAAAACAACTATATCAAGAAGAACTAGACACAATAAGAAATTATGAACAACAAAAAAGAGATTTAAGAGTACAAAGTGTTGATGATACTGTATCACAATTAACAAATGCTATTACAAAACAACTTGAAGAAATGCAAGAAGTTGATAAGAAAGCTATAGAAGAAAACATTAAATTAGTTGAAGAATGGAAAGAAAAACGTATAAATGCAATTAATGAAGAATATGATGCAAGAATTGAAGCTATACAAAAAGAACTTGACTTGTTAGATAAAGCAGAAGAAGAAAAAACAAGAGCAGAAGAAGATGCAGAATATGAAAGAAAAAGAAATAGACTTGAACAATTAATTGCTTATGAGCATGATGCAACAACAAAAGCTAACTATCAGAAAGAATTAGATAAACTTGTAGCAGATTATCAAAAAACACTAGATAAAAGAGCCTTACAAGACAAGAAAGATGCTTTGAAAGAACAACAAGACTTATTAAAAGAAGAGCAAGATAATAAAATACAAGCAATAGAAGATGAAGCGGATAAACAAAAAGAACAATATGATAAGCAATTAGATGATTTAGAAGAATATTATGATAAACAAAAAGATTTAGCACAAGAAACAGCAGAAAAAATGCTGTTAAATGTAGAGAAAAATCAAAGTCAAATAATAAAGTTATTAAATTCTTATGGTAATGCTTATGAAATAACTGGACAATCTTTAGGCGAAAAATTAGCACAAGGAATTAATAATGGTATTGCTGATAAAATACAAAATATTATTCAAAGAGTGCAAGATACAATAGATGCAGGAATAGAAAATAAAATAAAAGAATGGACTAGTGGAATGTATAAATACGAAGCAGGTGCAAACAAACCACAAACTAAAACAGTTAATGTATATCAAACAAATAATATAGAACAAAACCCAGAAATGCCAAGCGAAACATATAGAAAACTACGAAACATAAACGAAGAATTGGCATCAGATTTAGCAGGAATGTAGGTGATGAAATGCAGAAATTAGAAGTTATTAATTTAGCTTTAAATGAAAGTGTGATATTTGATAGTGTAGGAAATCCAGAAGAAGATATATTATTAAGTCACATAGATGGATTAGGACATCCACGGTGCAACTAGTCAAAAGTCTCAACGGAGTAAATCAAGATGGATGTAGTAGTGAAGATAGTTTATTAGATGCAAGAGTAATAAAACTACAAGTGACAATTAGAACTAAAAGTAGAACAAAGTTATATGAATTAAGACGTAAAATAATGAGAGTAATTAATCCTAAAACATATAATCAAGACACAGGAAAAAGGGGAGAATTACTTATTTATTATACAAATGACTATAAAAAATATAGAATATATGGAAAAGTAGAAGATAGTGCCGAGTTTAATGATAGAAAAAACAATCATGACAAGTGTACTATCTCTTTTTATTGTCAAGATCCATACTGGTTAGATGAAGAAGGACAAGATATAGACATTAAATCTGTAAGGGGTGGATTAGCATTTCCACTTTCTCTTGCAAATCATTTTTCACTAGTATCTTTCTATAAAGAAGTCGAAAACTTTGGAGATGTTGAAGCACCAATACAAATAGAATATGTTGGACCTGCAAGTAATCCTAAAATTACAAATGAGACTACAGGAGAATATATACAAGTCAACATGGAAATTGGAGAAAAAGAAAAATTAGTAATAGATACAAGAGAGGGAAAAGAAACTGTAAATCTAATAACACCACATGAGATTAAAGATGTTTATAATAATATAGATTTAAATAGTACATTTTTTAAATTAATAGTAGGAAAGAACTTAATAAAGTATAGTTCAGATATTGAGGGAGCGAAAGACAAAGTAACAATAAAAGACTATACGAATAAGTATATAGGTGTTTAGATGAATTGTATAGAAATTATAAATACTAATTTTGAACTTTTACGGTATTATTACTAATTATGAAAGTTTAATTTGTACTTGGAATTATTATGAAGCTGGTACATTTGAATTAACTATAAACAAAAATAAAGCAAATACAAATAAATTAAAAAAAGATAATATGCTAATTGTGAATAAGCAAGATAATAAAATACTTTTAATTGATAAAGTAGTAACTACAACACAAAAAAATAGTAAAACTATGAAAGTAACTGGAACTTGTATAAAAGGGATAACTAAAAGACGTATAATAGCAACAAATGGATATGATAGAGTTACAGAAACACAAGCAGAAAATATTCAAAAGCATTATATAAGAAATCATATGGTTGAAAGCTATTATGATGATATAAGAACACCTGAAAGGGATATTTCATGGATAAAAGTAACAACTTCACAAAATAGAGGAATAAAAACAGTTTGGCAAGCGAGATTAACTAATTTACATGATGAACTAAAACATGTTTCAGAAGATACAGGATTAGGATGGTATGGATATTTAGATAGAAATGAAAAATGTATTTATTTTGATAGTTTAAAAGGAATAGATAGAACAGTAAATCAAGTAGAAAATCCAAACACACATGAGATGCTATCAAAATTTACACACGAAGAATTACAACAATATACACATCTGCAATTGCAAGGAAATCCAAAACATCCTTATATAATTTTTTCAGAAAAAAAGAAAAATTTAGTAGAGGGAAAAGTAACAGACGATAATAGCAATTATAAAAATGTAGGATATGTTGCAGGTAAAGGTGAAAATGAAAATAGAATAATAATTGTAAAAGGAACAGCAACAGGATTTAATAGAAGAGAAGTTTTGATAGATTTAAACAATATAGAAGATATAGATGAATTAAACTCAGAGGGACAAAAGAAGTTGGATACATACAAAACAATTCAATCTATAGAGGGAAAAGTATATCAAATATCTAATATGGAATATGAAAAAGATTTCTTTTTAGGGGATTTAGTAACACTTGAAAGCGATGGAATATATGAAGACAAACGTATAATTCAAGCTAAAGAAATATATGAGAGAAATAATATAACAGTTGAGCTAGGTTTTGGAGATAAAGTTCCAACTCTTGGCGAAGAAATAAAAAGAGTAATTACAAGACCTATATCTTAGGTCTTATTTTTGAAAGGAGAAAATATGTCAACATCAATAACATTAAAAAGTTTTCCGTTTGATTCAATGAATGTTTTAAACGAGGAAAGTAATCAAATGGAACCAGACCGTTTATATGAAGCGGAAATATTTAGAAAATATTTTGCAAAATTCTTGTCAAATGGTGTTTATTTTGGCCATTATAAAAATTATGGTGAAAATAGTATGAAAGTAGTTCTGGATAATGGACTTACAATAAAAGTACTAAAAGGAGCAGGAATAATAGAGGGAGCAGATTATGAAAATGAAGAAGATCGAGTATTTGTCTTAGAAAGACCATCTTCTGGAGAAAGAATAGATAGAATAGTTGTTAGGCTGGATAAAACATTAGCAGAAAGAAATACATATTTATTAGTAAAACAAGGAAATGGTGCAACAGTAAGTGCTTTACAAAGAGATAATAATATATATGAAATATGTTTAGCAGAAGTAAAAGTAAAAAGTACAACAAATATTGCAGAAACGGATATTGTTGATAAAAGATTAAATACAGATTTATGTGGAATAGTAAATTCTTTGATTAGTGTCAATGGAGAAGAATTATATACAAAATTTGAAGAATATATAGATACAGTGACAGAAAATTTAGTTAGAAAAGACCAAGACATAGTAATAAATGGAAATATTATAGCGACAACTATAAAACAAAGCGATGGTAAGACATTTTCATCAAATGACTTTACAAATGCATATAAAAGTAAATTAGATGGAATATCAAATAAGGCAAATAATTATAGTCATCCAGCTACTCATCCAGCTTCTATAATAAGTGAAAGTTCTTCAAGAAGATTTGTGTCAGATGGCGAAAAAAATACATGGAATGGAAAGCAAAAAGCTATTTCAAGAGGAACTGGCAATCCATCCGGTGGAAGTAATGGGGATATATATATACAATATTTTTAAAGGAGAATAAAATATGGGGAATATGAGTGGAAGTTATGGAAGTCATTATACATTATGGCAATCTATAACAGAAAATTCTGTAAATGCATCAAATAATACTTCTAATGTAACTGTAAAGTTATACTTAAAATTTGATGGAAGTTCATATTATGCATATACAAATTATACAACGAATGGAAGTATGACTATAAATGGAAATACATACAACTATAGTGTTAATCCAATTTCTTTTTCAAGTGGACAAGCAAAAGACCAACTTTTGGCGAGTTGGACTGGTGATATAGCTCACAATTCAGATGGAACAAAAACATTAAATGTAAGTGGAAGTTGGAATACAGATACAAGTAGAATTGGGGCAGGTAGTTGTTCGACAAGCAAAGTATTGACAGCTGTCACAAGATATGCAGAAATTATCAATGTATATGTAGAAAGCACAGGGTTAACAACAGCAGTAATAAGATATTCAGTATCAAGAAGTGCAAGTATATATTGTAGTGTAGACAAAGCGTTGTGGGGAGGAGCAAGGGTAAGTAATACTACATCTGGAACTTTTACCGTAACTGGATTAAGTCCAAACACAAAGCATTCTTTTAGTATATTAGCAAGGGCAACAGATTCAGGATTAGACAGAGTATCAAGTGAATTTTATGGAACAACAAAAGATATCGCTAGAATAAGTACTTTGTCTAATTTTAATCATGGCGATAATGCTAGTGTGTCTATAACTAATCCTGCAAGCATAAGTTCACTTAGTTTAGTTATGAAAATCGGAAATACACAAATTTTAAGTAGAACTGTTAAAGTAGGAAGTAACACAATAACATTTAGTGATACTGAATTAGATAATATTTATAAAAAATATGGAACTGGAAGTAGCTTAACGGCTACTTTTGTTGTTTCTGGAAGTGGATATACAAATTCTAAGACATGTACTATTACATTAAAACGGTAATCAGAAAACAGCAAGAACAAATGTAAGTAATAGCTGGAAAAGAGGAAAAATATGGACTAATGTTAGCGGTACATGGAAGAGAGCTGTTATTTGGACAAATGTAAATGGAACATGGAAAAGGGGGATATAAATGGCGAATTATACAGAACACTATAATTTTATAAAACCACTAGAAACAGAAAATTATGATGTAGAAGTAGCAAATACAAATAGTGGTATTGCAGACAATATATTGTATTCGAAAGTAGATAAAGTTCCTGGAAAGGAGTTATCTACAAACGATTTTACAAATGCATATAAGAAAAAAATAGACTCAATGCAAACATTATATAGATTTAAAAGCAGTGTAGAAACAATAAATGATTTATCTTCAATAGAAAATAAAAATATTGGAGATGTATATAAGTGTAAATCGGATTCATATAATTATTGTTGGAATGGAGAAGAATGGGTTAACATAGGTACTGATAGTGATTTTTCAGAAATATTAGAAAAGTTAGAGGGTTTAGGAAATAATACTGGAGATAGCTTACCAATCGGCACAATAGTCGAATACGATGGAACTACAGTCCCAGAACGGCTACGAAGAAGTAGAAGAGAGTAAAGTAATAACAGTAACAACAGCAAACACAGATTTAAATGATTATAAAGAAGATGGTTTGTATTATTTTGGAGTAAACTATACACCAACAAGCATTCCAGCGGGTGTTAATGGTTGGCTAAAAGTAATGGCAGAAGATACAAAAAACTATGTAAAACAAATTTGGTTTAGGCATGGAACAGCCGATGTAAATGATTTTGAAACATATATAAGAACTTATAGTAACAAGTGGAGTGAATGGAAGAAGTTTGCGATTGAAGAGGATTCTGGTTGGATTGATTTAACATTAAATAATGGAATAACAGTAGGTTCTATAGTTAAAAAGGCACAGTATAGAAAAGTAGGAAAAATAGTATATGTACAAGGAGATGTCGCAGGAGTAACCGCAGCAAATACTTTAGTTGCAATACTGCCATCAGGATTTAGACCTTCTGCACAAATGTATTTTATAAATGCATTATCATCAGTAAGATACTCAAGAATTTATGTTGCGACAAATGGCAATATAGTTCTAGAGTGGACAAGTGATGGGAATTATAATTCTTCTTGGTACTCTATAAATTGCTCATTTGTGATAGATTGAAAGGAGGTAAAAAATGAAAATCAAAAAAACATATCAAGGTTCATTACCCGAGAACCGCATTTTAAATACACATAGCTCAAGTCAAACAGACACGTACAGCTGTGATTATATTAACGATAGCTCAGTAGTAGTAAGTCCAACAGAGCCAACGACGAATAGAAAAAAGATTTGGATGAAGAAAGGGAAGAACTTGTTTGATAAGAATACAGTATTAAAAGGATATGAGATAAATGGAACAGATGGAACGACAACGGCTAATGTAGAATGGTTTGTTTCGGATTACATATCAGTTAATAATTTAAGCAATATCACTATAAGCTCTTCAAATAAAACGATAGGAAATTCAAATTGTTTCTATAATAAGAACAAAATATTCATATCAACTGTATCTGCAATAACAGGAACAATAACAATACCTGAAGATGCTTGCTATATGAGATTTAATGGTAGATTAACAGAACTAGATAATAATATTCAAATTGAACAAGGCTCAACAGCAACATCTTATGAACCATACGTAGAAGACAAAATATACATAAAAAATGATAATGATGTTTATGAAGAGTTTGTACAAAAAAATGCTACTATTACAGAAAATGGATTAATGAGTTCTAATGATAAAATTAAATTAAACAATTTAGCTCCAACAGAGAGATTAATTACACCTGATTTAAACAATTTAGATGGAAATTATATAACCTATTGTTTAGGAGCAACAAATTCACCGACTGGGCATCACTATGGTTTTTTAATACAGATGCATATAAATCCATACCCTTACAAAAAGCAACTTTGGTCTCCTTTTGATAAAGAAGGTTGGTATAAAAGGACCTGTAACAACGGAACTTGGACTAGTTGGACAACATTTTAGAAAAAGGAGAGAAAAAAATTATGGAAGAATTAATACAAAACATACATTTTACAAGCATTTGGTGGGCGATATTTGCACCAATGTTACTTATAATAATAGATATTTTAACAGGATTAGTAATAGCATGGAGAAATGCAGATTTTAAAAGCTCTATAATGAGAACAGGCTTATCAAAGAAATTTGGTGAGCTTGTTTACGTTCTTGTAGGAATATTAACAAAATTTGCACTAGGAACAGAGCTAATATTATATTTTACAGTAATATATATATGCTTAATGGAATTATCAAGTTTAGCTGAAAATTGTGCTAAGTTAGGAGTTGAAATTCCAGATAAATTAAAAGAAAAATTGAATAATGATAAGGAGAAATAGACATGGAAGAGGAGATAGTAGAAACAATGGAATTAGCAGAACAAGACAACAGAGGGGAGGCAAACGAATGAATATAGAAGAAAAATTGCTAACAATAAATCCATACTCAAGACCAGGAGAAAAACTTCAAAAAGTAAAACAAATAGTAGTACACTGGGTTGGAAATGCAAATAGTACAGCAATAGCAAATAGAAACTATTTTGAAAGCTTAAAAGATAAACATATCTATGCAAGTTCACAATATATAATTGGATTAAATGGAGAAATAATAAGATGCATTCCAGAAAATGAAATAGCATATCATGCAGGAAATAGAACTGTAAATAGAAATAGTATAGGAATAGAAACATGTCACCCAGACTGGGATGGAAAGTTTAATGAAAATACATATAATAGCTTAGTAGAACTATGTGCAGATATTTGCAAAAGATATAATTTATCTATAAATAATATTATAAGACATTATGATGTAACAGGAAAAGAATGTCCACGTTATTATGTGAGAAATGAAAACGAATGGATTAAATTCAGAAATGATGTAGCGAATAAATTAGGACAATCAACAACAACTGTTGCAGGTCCAGAAGTGAAAGGAAGTGATGAACCTGTGAGAAGATATAAAAATGGTTCAACAAAAGAAATAGTATATGCAGATACGAATTTAAGCAAAGTAATAGGAAGTTTAAGTTCATATGAAGAGTGCGATTGTTTTGGAATCTTTAATAATAGAGCAATGGTACGTTATAAAATAGATGGAAGTAATAATTACAAGATAGGATTTTGCAAATGGCTTGGTGGAGTAAAATAATAAAGCAGACTGATTAACTTCAGTCTGCTAAATATTTAAATCATCGATAATAAAAAAATATTAAAATCAACAATAAAACTAGCATAAAATAATTTATACTAGTTTTATTGTATTGTTTTGTTTTACTAAAGAATTGGAATCAATCCATATTTTATATATCATTTTTCTGACAAATTGTCAACTATTTCATTATATTCATTTAAAATTGGTTTAAAATATTTTTCTTCGGCTTCTTTACGGATTTTTAGTGCTTCATTAATAGTATCAAAGTAACCCAAATGAACTGATTTTTTATTTATGTGTATACGAACTCTATATCTATTATTTATTTTAGTTATTCCGTGTATAGCCAGTTTTATTATTTTTAGTTGTTTTAGAAGAATAAAAATTTAATAAACTATACTTCTGTTTCTGTTTACTTTTCTTAGATAAATTACCCTGTTTACATCCACAAGTTTTAACCTCATTATTTAAAACTTGAGTAAAAACCATTTCTTTTATATTACCACAATCACACATAAAAAGTGCTAATTTAGAATTGTTTTTATTTATTTTATTTAAATCTTTTAATAGAGTAAGATGATTATATTTTTTTCCAATATAATCATCTATATTATATCCTCTCATATTAGCAGTCTCTTATATCTTCTAAATATTCTAAGTAAGCTGATATAGTAATATGTTCTTCATCATCATTTTGTTCACTTAATCTTGCACTATCTTGCAACATATCAAGTAATTGCCAAACATTTTCGATATTTAATTCTTTCATTCTGTCATATTCTTCTTCAGTCATCATTTTTTCTAATTCTTCACTTGTTAATTCTAATATTTCTTTTACTTTCATAATCTTTCTCCTTATTGAGAGCGTTGCATTTGCTAACGACTTATCTCTTTGTTAATTATATTATAACATACCGTACGGTATATGTCAAGTGTTTTTCTTATATTTTTCTGGATTTTTTAAAAACTTTTGCATTGCAGGAAGTAATATATCTGCTCTATCAAGTCCATTTTCTTTTAGTTTTAAATCAAATTCATTTCCAATTTCTTTTTTCACATCTATATAAATCCTTTTTAATTTTTCTTTTTGATACTTAGTTTTGTATGCTTGCTTTTTATTTTCCATAAAAACCTCCTTGATTTTTTTAATATTATCATATATAATAATTATAATCAAGAGAGGAATTATCCTCTCAAGATGCTAATTTTTATTAATAGAATTAGCTATTTCAATTATGGAGCGGTTATTTAAATACTTATCGATAAAGTAGTCAGCTAATCGAGTATTTAGTATCGCTCTTATTATTTTTTTCCTCATAGCATTTCCTCCTTTCTTAATTACATTATAACATACCGTACGGTATGTGTCAATACTTTTTTAAAAAAACTTAAAAAATTTTAAAAATCTCACAAAATAGCTAAAAATCAAGCTATACAACTATATTAAACAAAAATAAAAAACTCTTAAAAACGAAAATAAAAGCTTGATTTTAAGCAAGTTTCGACAATTTTTTTAAATATTTAGTGTTATAATATAAATATATAGGAAAAATATAAAAATCGAAAAAAATCGGAATTAGTCTCATGAAAGTGGGGCTTTTTCTTTTTTATTTAATATTGACAATTGGTTAAAAAATGATATAACATTAACTAAAAGTAAAAAGTACTATAATTTTACTAATAAAGATTTATAATATAAATAAATATACGAAAGAAAAGGTAAAATGGAAAAAAATAAAATAAAAAAGATAAGAAGTTTAAGAAAAAAGCTTGATAAAAGTATTCAAAAAAGTGGACTAAATTCTAATGAAACAAGAAAAATAAGCAATGAAATGGATATTTTAATTAATGAATATTATAGTAGTATAGAACAAAAAGAATATTCAGAAGAAAGTAATATGATTGATTATTATAAACAATCATATAAAGCATTAAAGAAAATAACAGATGAAATGAAAAAATTTCCAAGCGTGCAAGAATGGAATAAATATGCTAAAGAAAATAATTATTTGTCAAATGTTTCGCTTGAATATATATCAAAATTGAGATGGAATTATTTAAGAGTTAAAGTTTTAAGAGAACTAAATATGAAAATTTAAAAAAATTAAAAAAATTTTTTCGCATAGATAGTGGCTTTCAAGGATAATTTGTCGAAACTGAGATTAGAATCCTTGACATTATTTTTATTTTTTATAAAATAAAAAGGAAGATAGCGAGACGGCAAATCAACCTATCTTCCAAAACACACTTCATACGAAAAAGTTATGTTCAATGTTAGTATAACTTCTTTAGTATGAATTGTCAAATATTTATGCGAAAGAGGGTTTTTTAATTATGAAAAAAGAAAATGAAAAAGTATTTACAAAAGTAGAAAATGAGATTATAATCGAGAAAAAAAGCACCTGTTCTAGAGTGAATTATATAATGATTTGCAAAGGAGAGGGATTATTTATGAAAGAAAATAAAAAGAAAGTATTAACAGAAATAAAAGAAGAACTAAATTTAAAAGATAGGATTATCTTGCATATATTTCCAAAAACATTTTTAAAAATATATGCAATCGCAGGAAAAAATACATTTAATAATATGTATCTATCATAAGTGTTTAGATAAAACAAAACAATTAAGATAGATACATAAAAGCATCTATCTTAATCATGAAGAATTTTGGGCATTATCCAAAGTTTGAATTTAGCAGGTTGCCATCGGCTTCCAGCATCAGTTTTTAAATAATAAATTTCATTTATAACACTCTTTAACAGGTAATTTTTTTCTTGGGTATTAGTAGTTTTTTCATAATTCTCTAATACCTTTTTTAATGTTGGAATAAAATTTTGTTTTTCTCTTTCTATTTCTTTAAGCTTTGATATTTCTTCGTTTAATATTTTTATCTGCATTTTTAGATTATCAATAGAAGATATTATTTTAGAGTTTCTTTCAATAAATATATCTTTATCATAAATTCCATCTTCAAATAAGTTGTATATATTATCTTTTTTCAGTTCTTGTTTTTTTAATTGATTATTTGCATTTTCTAATAACAACATTTTTGAATCTATTACATTTTTATTATCATTTGAATATATAATATCTTTACTATTTAACCATTGTTTTAAAAAGTTAATAATTTCATTCTCTACTTGATAAAAATTAACACCTTTATTTGTACAATCAAGCGTTTTACAATATAATCTTCTATCGCCATGAGAAATATTACTAGTCATAATTTTACCACAAGTCTTACATCTTATTAATCCTGCAAGAGCATTAGTAAGAGGCTTATTGGTAGGTGGAATATAATTAGACTTCATAATATCTAATGATTTATAAAATAATTCTTCTGAGATTATTGGTTCATGTAATCCTTTCACAAATATTAATTCCTTTAAACTGCCATCATTTTTTGTTGATTGTTTAATCATCTTACCATTTTTAATACTAGTAGTTGTTGTTCTACTATTATATTTTATAAAACCTGCATAAACAGGATTTTTTAATATACGTCTTATACCATCAGTTGTCCATTTAGAATTTGATGGTGAAAGTATAGATAATGAATTAAGGTGTCTACCAATATCAGTAACTTTATTTAAATTGTTTGCATACATATCAAAGATTAATTTTACAATATCAGCTTTTTCTTTATTTGCTTTTAAAGTATAACCTTTTTGATGATTTAACTTTTCTCTTTCATATCCATAAGGAGGATGACTACCAACAAATTTTCCCTCTTTTGCAGATAAATTTCTACCTCTTAAAAGTCTTTTGGATATTATTTTATATTCTCTTCTAGACATAAAAAGTCCAAATTCCATATATTCTTCATCAGTTTCTTGTTTGAAATTATATGTTTTTAAAGGAGTAATTATCTGGGTATCACTTAACTTAAAAGCTCTTAAAATAATACCTTGATCTATACTATCTCCGTCTTGCGAGTCTTTCAATCTCAACAACAAGAACACTTTTATAATATCCAATTTCAACTTTTTTTAATAATTTTTGCATTTCTGGTCTAGATTCAATACTTTCTCCAGATACAATTTCCTTATAAATATCTTCATCTTTTACTATAATATGCAGTTTTTTACATAAATCACTTAATATTTTCAAGTGCCTTGATAAAGTTTCTCCATCTCCTTGTTGTTCTAGTTCTAAATCCTTTCTTGATTTTCTAACATAAATTGCACTTAATGTTGAATTATTAATCATAATAAAACCCTCTTTCTAATTTTAATAAAATCCTTGAAAAAGAGTTTTAAAATATGATATAATACATATATAAAAATACTTTTTCAAGTGTTTTTCATGTAAGGGAATGTGTTAGTCGCCAAACAAGTCACATTCCTTTTTTATATTAAAAATTTCTTTCTAATATTTGTTTTACAACTCCAATTATTTTTACAGGTGTTTCTTTTATTTGTTTTTCTGTAAAAATCAAATCATCATATTTTCTATTTAATGGTTGTAGCATAATTCCTCCAGGAATTATCTTATACTTTTTTACTGTAGCTTCGTTACCATTCACAATAGCAACTACAATTTGATTATTTTCTGCAAAATCTTGTTTTTTAACAGCTACAATATCATTTTCCCAAAGTGTTTCAAACATACTATCTCCTTTTATCTTTAATGCAAAGAAATCTCCAGATTTAGCAAGTTCCTCTTTTATCTCTACAGTTCCATCCCAATTTTCTTGTGCTAAGTAATCATATCCAGCTTTAACAATCCCTAAAAGTGGAATTGATACAACAGGATTACCAAATTTATCTAATTTAGTTTCACCATATTTATTATCAGATAAACCAGCAAGCCAAGCAGGAGAAACATTAAACAGATTTGCTATATTGGCAATTACACTACTTTTTACGTTTTTTATATTTCCTGAGATATATTTGGAAATTGTACTTTTTGATTTTATACCAATATATTTTCCAATGTCTTCAAGTGTATAATTACTGTTATTTACTAATTCAGAAAATCTTTCTGCGAAAATTTTTTCAGGTTCCATATAATCACTCCCTATAAAAATTATAACAAAAAGTTTCTTGAATGTAAACAAAAAAATATAAAAAAATAAAAAAAGTTTCTTAAAAGTATTGACAAGAAAAAAGAAATAATATATTATTGTTTCGTAAAAGGAAACGGAGGTGCAAAAATGAAACCAAATAGTATTGAAATAGGAAACAGAGTAAAAGGAATAATTTCTATAAGAAACATATCTAGAAAAGAATTAGCTAGTAAGATGAAAATAAGTTACAATACATTGACAAAAAAACTAAATGGAAAAAGAGAATTTGGGAATAGAGATATGATAAAATTAAGAGATATTTTAAAATTAGATATTCAAACATGTGGAAATATTTTTTTTAGTACAGAGTTTCTTAATGAGAAACAAAAATAGATGGCGACTAACACAATTTTAAAGAAAGGAGATAAAATGAATGGATTAAATGTAATACAAACAATAGAGAATAATAACTGTACTATATATATTTGCGACAATAAAATAGGAACAGAAGAAGAACAAAAAAAATGCTGGCAAGAGTTTTGTAGAATTGCTTGCAGATTAGAAAGGAGTCAAACAAATGAAAAGGAGGAATAAGGATGAATAAATTTATAAAGTGGACAGAAGAACACCCCTGGAAAACAATGTTCTTCATAGAAATACCAATATGTATTATTTCAAGTGTTGTAACCACGTTGTTAATAATGTAGTTAATATAGAGATAATAATAGGAATAAAAACACTTTTAAATAAAAATGTTTTAAACTCTATTAAATTAAAGGATTTATAGTCTAACCCCTTATAGGTAAGATTAATATCATAAATATCATCGTCAGCATATCTGTAATCAAGATAACCATTATTAGATAGATATTCTAATATTAAGTCTAATTTGTTAATGATAGTTTTAGACAAATAAGGTTCAAAAGAAATAGTTCCTTTAATATCTATATTATTCTTCTTAAAAAGTATTAAGCAATTTAGAACTTTTTTACAAGAGTAGTTAAGCATAGCAATCACCACCTTTCAGAAGCATTATAGCATAGGTGGAATAAAAAACAAAGGAGAAAGAAAATGAAAAGAAAAATAGATTTAGACAAAGTCTATAAATTTATAGGACAAGCAGTAGTATATGGAACAGGATACATTGCATTTGTAGGATTTTGCTACTGGGGATTTTTACAAGGGTTAACATATTAAGAAAGGAGTAAAAAATGTTAATAGATAAAAATTATAAAAATATAGAAAGATTAGAAAACGGAAATTATTACATAAAAGGAAAATTAGAAGTAGAAGAAGATTTAGAAGTTAATTTAGATGATTGGCTTGAAGTGGAAAAATCTATAATAGTAAAAGGAAAGATACTTGCTAATAAAACAATTAAAGCAGGAGGTGGAATTGAAGCAGGATGCGGAATTGAAGCAGGATGGGGAATTGAAGCAAGAGATGGAATTGAAGCAGGAGGTGGAATTAAAGCAGGAGATGGAATTGAAGCAGGATGTGGAATTGAAGCAGGATGTGGAATTGAAGCAAGAGATGGAATTGAAGCAGGAGGTGGAATTAAAGCAGGATGGGGAATTGAAGCAGGAGGTGGAATTAAAGCAGGAGATGGAATTGAAGCAGGATTAAGTATTACAGCAAAATGGATAAGTTCAAAATTAAGAATTTTTGCAGGATTAGCATTATGGAAAAAAACAAGCGAAGAAGAAATGCAAATTAATGTTGAAGAAGTAAAAAGGGGAGAAATCTGCTTTGGAATATTAAATATAGCAAAACAAATAAAAAAATTGACAAAAGAAGAAGCGGAAAAAGAATTGTCAGAAAAATATGAATGTGAAGTAAAAATAGATTAAATTTTACAAGGAAGGAGATGAAGAAGAATGTTTAGAAAAAAAGAAAAACAAAGTTTGTTAGAAGCAAGAACAAAAGCATTAAAAGAGGCAGAAAAGAAAATAAACAATTTAACAAAAGAAAACTTAGCAGTACACGAAGAAAACAAAGATTTAAGATTTGAAAATGAAGAACAAACAGAGTTAATAAAAAGAATTACAGACTTAGTAAATTCAAACAAATACAACAATGAAAAAGCTTTTATAAGAACAATAAAAGAACTAATTTCAGACTACCAATCACAAAATTAGTTCAAACCATACAATTAAATATATGAATTTCTATTTATATAGTAGCACAAATAAATAGAAATGTCAAAAGGAGAAATAATGGAACAATTAGAAAACAGAATGGTCACAGATGACTATATAGAAACAAATTATGATTATGACAGTTATTTAGAACATTTATTGGAAAAAGATGATGAATATTGGGAGGAAGATTTAAATGAATAATTTAAGTTTATACGACATTACAAATGCTTTTCCAATTTTAATGGAACAAGAAGAAATGTCAAAAGAAGATAAAAGAAAAGTAGAGGAAGAATTAACACTATTATTACAACAAAAAAGCCAAAATACAATTGGTTATGTAAGAAATATAGAATTAACTATTGAAGCTATGAAAATTGAAGAAAAACGAATTTCAGAGCAAAGAAAAACATTAGAAAATAGACTAACAAAATTTAAAGAGTATGTAAAAGAATGTATGGAAAAAGGTGGATTTACAAAAGTTGAAACAGAATTGGGAAGTTTAACAATAGCTAAAAATCCAGCAAGTGTAGAAATTGTAAACGAAGATGAAATACCATCAGAGTTTAAACAAGAAGTAGTAACAGTAAAAATAGATAAAACAGCCATTAAAAATCATTTTAAAGAAACTGGAGAAATACCAACAGGGGTAAACATTTTAACAAATAATACGAGTTTAAGAATAAAGTAGGAGGATAAAATGGATTATTTAGATTTAAAGGAAGTGAAAAATATATATGGAGAATATGTTTAGAGATTTAAAAGCAAATGAAATAGATGTAAGAATAGCTCAAATAACAGAAAAAGGATTATCACTATTATTATACAAAGATGCAAGAGTAGACCAAGATATTTTAGACGAAACAGTAGGAGCAATGAACTGGCAAAGAAAACATACAAGAGATAATGCAAATTGTATTGTAGAAATTTGGGATAAAGAAAAGGGACAATGGATTAGCAAGGAAGACACAGGAACAGAAAGTTTTACAGAAAAAGAGAAAGGTTTAGCAAGTGATAGCTTTAAAAGAGCATGTTTCAATTGGGGAATAGGGAGGGAACTATATACAGCACCTTTTATATGGATAAGCTCAGATAAATGTAATATCATGAAAAATCAACAAGGCAAGTGGACTTGTAAAGACAAATTCATTGTAGAAGCAATAGAAATAACAAATAAAGTCATAACAGGATTAGCAATAAAAAATACTAGAACGAATGAAAGAGTATTCTCAGGAAAGAGAGGATAAAATGAATTTATACGAAGAAATAACAAGATTAACAAATGAACTTGATATAGCTGTTAGACAATTAAGAAAAAGTGGTACAGATTTAGCAGAGGCGGAACGAAAATATAAAATATGTTTAAGACAAGAAGCATTAAAATTAAGAGCAGAAAAGAATATGGCAGTTACATTAATAAATCAAATTATATATGGAGTGCAAGAAGTTGCGAATTTGAGATTTGATAGAGATGTAAAAGAAGCTATCTATCAAGCTAATTTAGAAAGTATTAACAGTACAAAATTAAAATTAAGAATACTAGAAAATCAACTAAATAGAGAATGGGGACAAGCAAAATGAAAAGATATAGTATTTTAAATAATTTAGATAATTGTTTCTTTTGTGGTAAATCAGCAGAATGTATTCATGAAGTTTATTTTGGCTCAGCAAATAGGCGAATTTCAATCGAGAATGGATTTTGCGTAGGTTTATGCCATAAAGAACATAATTTATCATCTAATTCCGTACATAGAGACAGAAAAATGGATTTAAAGCTTAAAGAACTATATCAAAAAGAATATGAAAAAACACATACAAGAGAAAATTTTATAAAATTGATAGGTAAAAGCTATTTATAAAAAAATTTTAGGAGGAAAAGAGAATGGCAAATAAAAATGAAGTAACAATAAGTTTAGAAGAATATAAAGAATTATTATTAAAAGAAAGACCTAACGATAATGATAAATGGATATTAGGAAAAATAAGAGATTTTATAGCGGATAAATGTAAATTAAAAAATGAAGATATCGAAATAAAAGATAGTTGGAATTTTGGAGAAAAATTAATTGAATATATCAAGATAATAGACAAAGATTTCTACAAAGTAATTATCAAAAAAACATATGATGAGGAAATAGAAAAACAAAATAATAAGCTAAAAATGGAAAAAGCAAGAGCTATAAAAGATATAGATAAAGATTAAACAACAAGGGCTAAGACAAAATAAGTTTTAGCCCTTTATTTTACCAAAGAAAGGAGAAAAAGAATGGCAAGAAAAAGAATGTTTGACTTAGAAGTAGTAGACACAGATTTATTTCTTGAAATGCCACAATCTACACAAAACTTATATTTTCATTTAGGAATGAGAGCAGATGATGATGGATTTGTAAGTAATCCTAAAAAGATAATAAGAACAATAGGAGCTAATGAAGACGATTTAAAAATATTATTTACAAAGCAATTTATTATACCTTTTGAAAGTGGAGTAGTTGTAATAAGACATTGGAAATTAAATAATTATCTCAGAAAAGACAGATATACAAAAACAATATATAAAGAAGAAATGAAAAAGTTGGAAGAAGACGAAAACGGTGTCTATAACTTAAATACAAGAGTTGGTATACCAAACGACAACCAAATGGCAACCAGTGGTATACACAGTATAGTAGAGAATAGTAAAGAAGAGAATAGTATAGATAAGAATAGTAGTAGTAGTGTAAATAATCTATATAATTCTCAAGTAGAAAGAATACAAGAAATAATGATTGAAACTATTGGAACTACTAATACTAATAACATAATGGAGTGCATTAATTATTTAGATAAATTGCCATTAGAATTAATAGAATATGCATTAAGAAAAACAGCTAGAATAGAAAGACCTAGTTGGCAATATGCAATACCAATATTAGAAAGCTATATAGATAAAAATTTTAAGACTTTAGAAGAAGTACAAGCGGATGATTTAAGACATAAATCAAGAAATAAACAGCAAGAGATAAAAAAAGAAGAGACAGCAGAAGAAAAAGCAGAAAGATATAAAAGAGAATGGGGGCTAAGTGATGACAATTGATGATTTTACTAAAGCTACTACAGAGATAGAAAATTTTTATCAAAAAGAAATATCTGACGAACAAAAAAAAGTATGGTTCAGTGAGCTAAAAGGAATGGATATAAGACGATTTAAGTATGTAATATCACAGACTTATAGAACATGTAAATTTATTCCGAAATTAGCTGATATTATAGAAATTAATACAAACTTAGGATATAGCCAAGTAAAAAAAGAAGAACATCAAATAAAATGTAATAAATGTAAAGGAACTGGCTACATACTTTATAAAAAATTAATACCAAATGGAGACAAAAAAATAGAATGTGAATATATGGCAATATGTAGCTGTGGAAAACAAAAGCAATATAAAGGTTGGGAATATCCAGAAGAAAGATATAGAACTAATTATTATACACCATTAGCTACAGAGCTAGGATTATAAAGGAGAGTGAGAACAAATGAAAATAAATCAGAGACAAAGAATAATAAATTACATAAGAGAATTTGGAAGCATAACAAGTTTAGAAGCTTATAAGGACTTGGGAATAACACAATTAGCAACAAGAATAAAAGAATTGAAAGAACAAGGATATGAATTTATAACAAAATGGGAAAGTAGCAAGAACAGATATGGAGAAAAGACAGATTATAAAAGATATTATTTAGATGATATGGTAGCAGAAAATATGCAACATATTCCACAAATTTAGGAGGAGAAAATGAAAGAAGTAAAATTAGAATATACAAAACAAGGATATTCATATGTTAAATGCACAGCTGAAGATTGTTTGAAATGGGGAGGAATGGCAATATGTGATAATTGTAATGAAGCAATGGCAGAAGAAATATATTTAATTTTCATATTAGGAAGAGCTTTATGTAAAAATTGTTTTAAAGAATGGGAAAGTGAAACAAAAAGATATAAAGAAGATATTGAGTTACAAAACGAAAGACATATTGAGTGGTACAAAGCTTATGGATTTAATATAGATGATGAGGATTAGAATATGAAATATAATTATCCACAATTAGGTGAAATACGTGGAAAGGAGTGAAAAAAATAGGTAAGAATATAGATTTAACAGGAAAAAAATTTGGAAGATTAACAGTTATAGCAGAAGAAAGTTTAAGGAAAAAAATAGGATATAAAAAATGGATATGTAAATGCGACTGCGGGAAATATATTACAACTCAAACAAGATATTTAACAAGTGGAGATACAAAAAGTTGCGGATGCTTATTAAGTGATACAAGTAAAAAATATTATTCACAATTAAATAAAACACATGGAATGAGTCATTCTAAATTACATGTAAAATGGCAAGGAATGAGAGATAGGTGTTATCGTGAAAACACTAATGGATATGAAAATTATGGTGGAAGAGGAATTAAAGTATGTGATGAATGGAAAAAAGATTTTAATAATTTTTATAAATGGGCAATAGAAACAGGATATAAGGAAGGAATGACAATAGATAGAATTGATGTGAATGGAAATTACGAACCATCTAATTGTAGATGGGCAACACATAAAGAACAAAGTAACAATAAAAGAAATAGTCATTTCATAGAATACAAAGGAGAGAGACATACTTTAAAACAGTGGTCTGAAAAACTAGGAGTATCATATTCAACCATAAAATGTAGAAGTCTAAAAGGATGGAGTAATGAAGAAATATTGTTGGGAAGAAATAAATAATAAATGTAAAAAATGTCTAGGTTGCAACAGGCTTGAATTAGAAAATTTCAAAGGAGTTTATAGATGTGAAAATTACATAGAAAAGGAGAAAACAGAAGATGAACAAATACAGAAACAAAAAAG